GCTCCCCGCGTACGGCGGGCCAGTCACAGGGCCGGCGAGCTTCACGTACCAGACCACCGTCCCCGTCGCCGTCGGATCGCTCCAGCCGCCGCCCGCGTAGATGTGGAAGCCCTCGCCCGCGAGCGTCGCCGGGTGCTGGACGCGGATCTCGTCCGCCCCGGGATCGTCCTGGCCGGCGCACAAGCCCCACTCGCGGAGCCGCTGCGCGACGGCCGCCTGGAACTCCTGCGGCGGGACGACGATGACGCAGCGCTCCGGGGCGCGGCAGTTCGTCAGGCTCGTGATCGCCTGGTTGACGCGCTCGCCGAGCAGCACGTTATCGGGGCCGTAGGGGGGCGAGACGTAGCCCGGAAGCTCGGCGCCGGGGTCGCCGCTCAGCACGCAGCCGAGCACGGGCGGGTCCGGCGGCTCGGGCGGCATGTCGCACGGCGGCGCCTTGATCGGGCACGCCTCGCCCGGGGGCTGGTGCTGGCACTCCCCGCAGGACATCCCGGCCTCGTGGCACCACGGCACGCCGAGGTCGGGGCACGTCTGCGGGGGCGGCTGCGGCGGGCCGGGTGGCTGCCCTGGAGGCCGGCAGCCGGGCAGCAGAAGGCAGACTGCGACGGTCCACGACCAGGCGAAGCGCCAGCGGTGCGTCATGCTCCCCTCCCGATCCGCTCGTTCTCCTCGCGCACGTCCTGGCAGCGGAAGCAGCGGCACGGGCCAAGGTGCGGCGCCTTGAGCGGCGGGCGCCGCTCGCCCGGCTCCGGACCCCACGACTCGGCGGCGAGCATCAGGGCGGGGCGGCGACGAAGGGCGCCCGGGGACGGGTCGGGGGCCTTGGGTGCCGGTTCGGGGAACGGCATCGCCACCGCCCCGCCCTTCCGCTTGCGGTCGTGGGGAACCGCCTTCTGTGCGCTCATGCGTTCCGCACCCGCAGCACAAAGTGCTCGATGCCAGCCGCACGCCGCATGAACTCCGCGAAGCCCGCCGCGCTCTGCACCACCGCCGGCTGCGACAGCAACACGCCGTACCCGCTACCCACGAGCACGCACCCCTCGCTGTCCTGCTCGACGTTCCCCTTGTGGAACAGCAGCCGGGAGTGGCCGGGCACCTTGGCGACCTCGTAGGTCGAGTAGCCGCCGCGCAGATAGCGCGTCCGCACGCACGTCCACAGGCCCTCGGGGATCTTGACGTGCTGCTCGCCGCCCGGGAGCGGGTAGGTCCGCTCGAGCGTCGTGGCGAAGGGGATGCCCTGGTGAAGCAGGACGCCGAACGCGCCGGGCTCGCGCACAGCCACCCGGACCACCTCGAACTCCGGGCTCGGCGCTACCGCTGGCTGGCTGCCCATGCATCCCCCCGAATCCCCTCCAGCGCGGACGTGCCGCGTGTTGGATTCGAGGGCGCTGGGTCTCCGGTCGCCACCCTCACGCCGCCGTGGCCTGGTGCGTGGGCCTGGGATACGGCGGTTCGCGTCAAGGTCAAGTCTAGCCTACGGTGTCAAGCCTTCGAGCCCTCGGGGCGCGATCGCGCCACGGCCTGCCATGTCAGCCCCTCGAAGTTCTGGCCTTCGAGGCGGCCCACCCCAACACGATCCATCGACAGCCGCAGCGTGATCGACGCCGACGAGTTGGGACGCCGGCAACGCTGGAGCATCGCCCAGGCTGCCGCCAGCTCGGCCAGGATGTGCTGCGGGATCGGGTCGTGGCTCATCCGCGAGAGGGCTCCTCGCTCGGCTGCGGCTCCTGCGCGGCGGGGCGAAGGGCCTCGCGCGCCAGACTGCGTGGCGTATCCCGGTGATAGGTGAACTGCGGTGCATCGTTGGGTAGCGGACCATCATCGCGGAGAATGAACTCGGGATGCGGCTCGGCTCGCGTCATGTCGTCGTCCGCGATTCGGCGCAACGCCTTCTCCAGCCTCTCGCGCCACTCGCGCTCGGCGGCCAGCGCGGCCTCGGCTTTCTCGGCGCGCTCGGTGGTGCGCGTCATGGAGTCGTGCATCGCAAGCTCCCAACCAGTCGCTTCTGACTTCAGCCGCTCGTTCTCCCGCTGAAGCTCCGCGATCCCGTTGAGCGCCGACATCGCGTCCCGCAGGATGTCCACGTGCTCCTCGTGGGTTGTCAGGGAGCCGTCGTCGTTGATGATTCGCTGAAGCTCCGCGAGCCGCGCCTCGGCAGCATCGCACTGTTTGATCCACGCATCACGACTATCGCACATCGAGAGGAACAGCCCCCTCAGACGTTCGCTCTCAGCCTTCTCGGCGTCGAGCTTGGCGCGGAGATCGGCCGCCTCGGCTTCGGCCAAGTCAGCTCTGCGGGCTTGTTTGTTCGCCTCTTGTCGCCAGATCACAGCATCGGCGGTTGGCGTGTCTTTTCGCGCCTCCCGCAGCTCCCGAGTCAGGCGGTCGTGGTCGGAGAGCAACATGCGCAGGCTCCCGATGATTTTTGGCAGAGAGTCTCCGCGCTCGAAACACGCGAGGTACTCAGCGCACTGCTCCTTCGCCCGCTCCACGTCGCTCGGCCCACTCATCGGTTCACCCATGCGTGCTCGATTGCCTTCATCATGTGCCCACCAAGGAGCGCAATCGCCCATTCGGCGTCTTCGCGTCGTTGGAATCGGATCGCCCTGTTCGGATCGCTGGTGAAGCTCTCACTGATGCCATCTCGAAAACCCCACCATGAAGTGATCCCGGAGAAGGTCAATTCAATCAGCCACGCCCGCTCCACGTCGCTCTCAGCCATGAGTCACCACCACCACGTATAAGCAAACAACAGCAGCGCGCCCAGCATGAGCCAGTCACCAAACTTCATTGGTCTCATCGCTTCTCCTCGGCCCGGCGGTGGGCGGCCCCGAGATCCTTGTACATCTGCTCGTGGTCCGGCTGCTCCGCCTGCTTCGGCGACAGCAACTCTCCGTGGATAGGGCAGTCGAACTGATAGCCAACACGGAGGGCACTCGGACCGCAGATGCACCCTGCCTGCTTCGGCGCGAGGGCGTGGATAGCGTGAGCGATGTCGCTGTTGAGCACCCACGGCCCGTCGGGGTCTCGGACCAGTTCCGGTTCGTCCACCGTAGAGCGGATGTTTGCGGTGAACCCTCCTCTCGTGCTCTCCGCCACTTGCGCTGCGTGCTCGTAGGCTGCGGCTGCGGCGGCGTCGAGGGCGCGCTGGAAGTACGGCGTCAGCTCCGCCACCACGCCCGGGTCGTCCGTGTACTCCTCTGCCAGCTTCTTCGCCGTCTCGCTCGGGTTATCCATCGCGGCCATCCAGAATCTTGCGGACGGCTTCACAGGAGACCAGATGCGCGTCAGCGGTGGCTGCCCAGACTACGGCGGGGCGGGCTGCCTTCTCGCGCTTCCACAGCTCTCGCTGCTTCACCTCCCACTCCGCCAGCTTCCGCAACCGGCGGGCCATTTCCGATCCAGAGCGCAGCCGGTCAGCATCACGGTTCTCCCACGACGCCAGCAGCTCCTCCAGCGACCTCGGCTCACTCACCGTCCACCTCCAGCGCCCCTCTTCGGAACGCGCTCCACGCGGAGGCGCTGCCGCTCCTCCCGGACGATCCGCAGATCCACCTCGCAGCCACACCACGGCTGGTTCCCCTGCCCTTCGCTCAGACGGCGCTCGATCACGTCCAAGCACTCAAGCGCCCGCTCCGCCTTGACCTTGCGCGCCGCCATCACGACCCCGGCGCTGGCGCTGCCTCGTACGCCCCGCACCAGTTCGTCGGCTGCGTCGGCGGGAAGATCCCCATGAAGGCGTGGAAGCGCTCCGGCTGCGGCCCCGGCTCGATTCGCCCGACGCCCGGGATGACCGCGCGCATGTTGGCGCCGTTCGACGGCTGCTGGCCGACGAAGCGTATCGGGATCACGGTCGGCGGCCCCTTGTGGCACTCCTGCGGCTTCACGAAGTAGCGGCACGTCGAGCACTCCTGCTTCACGCGCCACCTCCAATCTCGACGTCGCGCGCTTCAACGCGCTTCACCGACACGACGGCGCGCGGCACCCCGGTCGCCTTGTCATCGAGGCCGCCCGCGAACGTCTTCCGCGCCAAGAGGGTCACCACCTGGGCGTCGTCCACCCACACGCCGGCGTCGGTGCAAGCGTCGAGGATCGCCCTCACGAGTTTGTCGAGGTCCGGCTTCGTCTGCGGCTGCGTCACGCGCTTCGGCGCGCTCTTCGGACGCGGGAGGTAGAACACGATCGCGACCTCGACCGGCTCCGCGATCGCGGAGGCGTCCTCGCCGCCCTTCGCCTCGAACGCGGCCGCCGACACGCTCGACTTCCACGGCTTCGTGCGCTGATTGTCGGACGTGACGACCGGGAAGCGCGCCCGCTTCGGCATGAAGGCGCGCATGCTGCCCTGCGGCACAGGGACACCGAGGACGGTGAACGTCACGACCCCGACTCCGTGGTGTTCGCCGCGGCGCCGATGTCCTGCCGCATCTCCTCGGCCAGGTCCTCGAAGTCGGGAGCTTCGTCGTCGCCGTCGCGTTGCCAGCACCCCGGATCAGCACACACCGGAGGGCCGTGGTCGCCGTCGCACTTGACGCACTCGCTCGCGTCCTTCGCCGTCCCGTCCGCGTTGCGCTCGACCCCGTGCACCGGGCAGGCCGGGTCGTGAACGTCGGGTTCCGCGCCACCCTCGCACGAGCAAGCCGCCTCCGCCACGTCGTGCAGCGCCTTCGCCGCGTGCTCCTGCGGGAACGTGAGATCCATCTGCCGCCGGTTCTCCTCGCCCTCCGAGAGCACCCGCGAGTGCGCCTCGAGCCGGTCCATCAGCGCCTCGACCTGCTCCTTGAACTCGAACGCCTTCGCCTTCGCCTGCGCCCTCACCGCGCGGATCTGCAGCACGAGCCCCGCCATGATGTCGGCGCGCTGCGCGCGCTCCTCGACCGTGATCGGTACGCTGAGCGTCGCCTCGTCGTCCCTGGCCTTCGCCATCGGTTCATCCCCCTGCTTTTTCTAAAGTCCCACTTTGGGCAGGCTGCGGCTCCTCGCCGAGCGGCCCGCGGTCGTCGTCCGTCATCCCCTCGAGCCAGCCCTGCGGCGGCCACGACGCGTCCGGCTCGATCGAGAACGAGGCCACGAGCTCGCTTCGGACCATCTCTGAGATGGTGCCGAGGACCTGCCACGGTGGCGTCCCTTCGCGGAGCGAGCGGGTGATGCGTTCTCGAGCGTCGAGCGGGATGTCGAGGTGCCAGGGAGCGGCGAGGCGTTCCCAGACCTGGACGATCCGGCTGGCCTGCTGGACCCTGACGGCCCTTGGGCCGAGGCGTCTGCCGTTCGTTCCGGCCCCGTGGTCGTGTCCGTCGTCCCCCCCGCTCGCGGGGGGAAAGGGGGGTTCCGTTGAAGGCGATGGCGCAGGCGCTGGCGCTGGCGACGGCGGGGATTGCCGGCCGGCATTGCGGTGGCTTTGCGGTGGGAATGCCACCGCATCCTGATCTGGATGCCAGCGCATGTTGGCGCGCGCGCGCTGAGTCTCCCTAAACTCTAGTTCCGCTTGGACATCACGCTTCACGCGCCCCTGGAAGAGGCGCCCGTCCTCGTTGTGGATCAAGCGGTTGAGGCAGAAGCCCAGCGCCTTGCGGACATCGGCGAGAGGCATCCCGAGCACTGCGGCGAGGGCCGCGGGCTCTGCCGGAAGGTCCCCGCCCTGCATGAAGGCGACGTCGAGGAAGGTCCGGTAGAAGGTCAGGGTGCGCCAGTCCCGGCGGGCGTAGAGGAGCCGGACGTGCTCGTCGGCCTGGTAGTCGGCCGGGCACCAGCGCTGGATGTGGATCGGGGTGCGGCCGCCTTTCATGGTGTCTGGATCTCCTCGATAGGGCGGAACAGGGGGCCTGAAGCCGAGGCCTGGATGCAGTGCGGCGAGAACCAGATCCGCTCGCGTCCAGCGTTACGACGAGGGTTCGCGCCGCGGTTGCTGTAGCCCCCCTGGCTGGTCCAGGCGACGACGCTCCAGCTCGACGGCATCTCGTGCTCGCCCTCGTAGCCGCAGAGCGCGATGCGGAGCCGCGGGTCGTCACCGTGCTCGACCGCCCAACGCCGGACGTCAGCCGACAACGTGCCGTCGTGCTGCGCATAGAGGCGGTCGGTGCGTGCGAATCCATCCCTGCCGCGGCCGCGCGCTATCTGCTCCGGGTCGTAGGGCGGATCGAGGAAGACCGCCGTCTTCGCGATGTGCACCGTCGGCGACGGACCCAGGATACGCTTCCAGTCGCCACAGCAGACCCGCACGTTGCGGAGCCGGGCCTGCAGCGCGCCGAACCACTGCTCGAGCGCCTCGAGGCGGGCTGCACCAGGACGGCAGACACCGGTGCCGCGGGTTCCACCGACGAGCGGCAGCTTCCTCGTCAAGCCGCTGGCGTGGATGCCGCGCCCCGTAGCGCCGCTGTCCCCGTGAAGGCAGGGCATCTGCTGCGACAGCGGGACCCGATGCACACCCTTGTTGTTCCGGCCGCCGAGGTTGGGACGCTTGCGGTGTACACCCATTCCTGACACGTGCGGGCGTCGCTGCTCGGTGGCGGTGTGGATACCTCGAGGCGAGCCAAAGCAGGCGCGACCGGTCCACTCCGGCTGCGAGCACCAGCCGGACCCGATCCACTGCGAGATCCCCCACACCCACCAGCCGGCCACCTTGGCGTCGAAGTAGTCGGGCTCGGTCTTCATCCGCTCCCGGAACGTGGCTTGGTCCACAAGCCAGCGATGCCGGGCGTGAAGGTCAGCCTCGTTGATGGGCCAGTCGGCCCACTTCGCGACATCACCCGGAGCGGCCGTCACGGCACGCCAGAAGTTCGCGAGGTAGCAGTCGACGTCGTTGACCGTCTCGACGCGGGGCTCGTGCGGCCGCCCCAGGAGAACAGCGAGAGAGCCAGCGAACGGCTCGACGTAGTTGGGGACATCGCCGAAGCGATCCCACACCAGGTGGGCGACGCGGCTCTTGCCGCCGAACCACGGGAATGGGGCGCGGAGCTTCACGAGGAAGGCCTGGCGCCCTGTGGTAGGCTGCTCACGTCGGGTGCTCCTAACACCCGGCACCTGGCCCTCCGCTGCCATCCGCCGATGCCGGCGAAGAAGTGGCAGTGGCCAGCGGTGGCGAGGTCGGCTGGCTCCACGAGCTGGACATCGCGCTCGTCAACGTCGCCTCCGGGGAGATGTCCGGCTTCGATGAGTTCGCGGAGGCAGGCGGCAGCGAAGCGATCGTTCTCGTTGTAGTAGGCACGGTTCACACCCGCAGCTCGTATAAGTCCCCGTCCGCCCCCGGCTTCGTGGTCTCGGTGATCCCGTGCTTGCGCGACGGCTCCGGGCCGACGACGCGGTGTCCTGCGTCGCGGATCTCGAGGATGCGGGCGCTGAAGCGGCGGCCGCCGACGGCCTGCAGCTCACGCCAGGACGCCGGTCCCTGCTGTAGCCTGTCCAGGATGGCGAGCGCGGCGCGCGCGAGCTTCGGGCGGAGCTCGGGGGCCGGGCGCTGCGAGTCGAGATCGGAGAGCGCGGCGAGGGGGGCCGGGGTGAAGTCCAGCACGGCCTGATTCATCGACGCACTCTCCGCACAGCGACCTTGGGAGCCTTCGACACGATCAGCGGAAGGTCGTCATCGACGTGCCAGAGTGCGGCGGCGCAGGCGTTCACTGCGTCGTTCCACAGTCGTTGCGACAGCTCCTCGGGCGTGTCCTCCGGCTGCTCGACGGCCGCCCGGATCGCCTTGGCGGCGAGGCGCAGTTCGTCTTCCCACAGGACGACCAGCTCCACCTTGACCTTGGCTGCGCGCTCCGTCATCGCCGTGCGCTCGCCTTCGTGGAGTCCGGCGCCCGGAGCACCGACGGCGGCACCACGCACTCGGGGATCGGCCCGAACACCTCGACGCGCCGGCAGCAACCGCCGAGCGCCAGGAGGAGCACGAGCGCGACCCCGGCCACGAGCAGGACGAGGCGCGCGTGCTCTCTGTCACGCCGCTCCACAACGGCGCCGGGAACCGGGACAGACAAACGGCCCCTCACGCGCGCCTCGTGCTGCTCATGACTTCCCGCTCCTGACCATGTGGCGGTCCGCGCCTCCTCGCGCCTGCATCCGCTCGCGCGTCGCCAGCTCGGCCTGGTGCAGCTCCTCGACCGTCGCCTCCGTCCTCGGGAATGGCCGCCCCGCTGCCCGCCAGTGGGCGCCGCAGAACAGCCGGCCGTCGACCACGACGTGGAGTTGCTCCGGGCGCCAGGCCTCCGGCGGGCAGAGGTCGCAGTGGAGGGCGGCGCCCGCGACGCTCACCCGAACAGCTCCGGCGAGGCGCTGACGGCGCCACCGCGGCCGACGTAGACCAGCCGCCGCGCCGCGAGGCGCTGGAGATACGTGTCACGCGACGAGCGCTTGTAGCCCGAGGCCTCGGTCAGCGCCTCGCGCGCCACGGCTCCCGGGTGAGCCTCGCAAACCAGCTCCAGGAGCCGCCGCTCGCCGCCGCTCAGCCGTGCCAGCCAGTGGTCGCGTAGCGCGTCCCCGGTGGGCAGCGGGACGTAGTCGGGGCCGAGAGACTTGACGCCCTCGGCCGTGACGAAGATCCGGCCGGCACCGCGGTCGTCCATGACGAGCCCGGAGCCGTTGAGCCGCTGCAGGTAGGTGTCCCGGCTGCTCCGCTTGTAGCCGGTGAGGACGGTGAGCTGGTCCCGTGTGACGCCCTCGCCGTGCTGAGCGACGGCAGCGAGGATGCGGCGCTCGCCGGCGCCGAGGCCGTTCCCGGGGAGAGGCCGGCGCGGGGTCGCGCTGGCGGGCACGCGGCCCGCGCCGGGTACGCCAACCGGAGCGACACGCCCCGGGTCCTTCTGCTGCGGTATCGCCGGCCCCGCCAACGATGCCGGCACCGCATTCGCCCTTATCGGGTGAAGCTGTATTCGGAGCGTCCCGAGCTCCGCGAGCATGCGCTTAAACTCCTCTGAGAGTTGTTGGCCGCTCGAGTGCTGGATATCGACGAGGCCTGCGTTGCTCCCGCGCTTCACAGCGAGCGCCGCGCCGAGGCAGACGACGCTGACGAGCACGCCTTTCTCGCCGTCCATGAGCATTCGGTGGATGAGCGCCTCTGGCGGCTTCACCGGGACACCTGCATCCACGCGGAGACGCCGGAGAGCGCAAGCGCCACGACGAGGACGACGAACGCGACCGCCGCCACGAACGCGACCGCCGCCAGGTCGCCGACACGCTTCGATGCGCGCTCTACGAACCAGACGAGGCCGGCAACCACGATCGCCATGCCGACGGCTCCGAGAGCCAGCGCGCCGAACTTCTCCGCCCACAGCTCGAAAAACGCGCTCACTCGGTCATCCTCCGCATCGCCGCGACCATGACCGCGACGCCGGCCGCCAGCACCAGCACGCCGCCGATCCGCCGCGGCTGCTCCACGATCCAGGCCGCGACGTAGTAGCCGCCCCCGAGCACTAGCGCGAGCACCGCCGCGCCGACCGTCGCCAGCACCACCAGCCTCATGTCGTCGTCCTCGTGGCTCAGCAAAAGTGCCGTCTCTCCGGCTGTCACGCCTGTTGAGGCTTCGGCCCTTGCGGGTTTGTCCCTCGGCGTTCTCCTGTCGGCGTTCCGTGGCTCAAAAGCTGCCGACACGCCCTTTTCACACGGCCACAGTCGCGGGGGTCGCTCCTCGCAGCTTCGCTTCCCCATCGGGCTCGACACCACGGCATCACGGCTCTGCCCCGTGGCTGCTGCTGTACGCGCACCGAAGAAACTCACGGGCCTCGACAGCCCGGCAGAGGCGTGACCCGGATCGCTCCGGGTGTCTACGGCCCAGCGTGCGCCGTGGGGCTCGCCCGCCTCTGCCCGACCGTCGAAGCGCCGACGACGCGCGTGGTACAGCAGATCCGCCGCGCCCAGGACAGCCACCGCAGCGGCCAGCTTGCAGCCCGCCAGGAAGTCCGCATCGGTCATCACACGTCCGCCAGCGCGAAGACGATCCCGCGGCAGTACTTCTCGCCGCTCTCCATCACATCGAAAGTGGCGTGCGGGATCTCGGTCTCGTACGACCAGTCGTAGCCGTTGTCGGCACACCAGACGGCGCGGATCGTCAGCCCGACCGCCTTGGCTAACGCATCGGCCTTCTGGCTGTAGATGCAGGTGCAGACATCGAACTGCCAGACCTTCAGGCTGCCATCCGCCGGGTCCGTGACGAGTACGATGTCCCCGCCGTCGTAGATGCCCGCTTCATCACGGATCGCGCCCCGGAACTCGGCCAAGTCGTCGGACGCGCCGAACAGCACGACAAGTCCTGACTCCTTGGCGATGCGCTCCTCGTCCTTCGCTATCTCGTTTCTGTACTCGCGCCCGTTGAGTCGTGCGGCCAACTCTTCCTTGGTCATGCCCTCGCCCTCCTCGACGCCCACCAGGTCAGCACGTCGCCCATCGCCGCGACCTCGTTCCCGTGCAGCCGGCACGCCTTCCGGAAGATGTCCAGCGCCTCGATCGCGTCGGAGGTGAGCGCCACCATCGCCGCGGTGTCCATCGGGCGCTCGGCGCCGCAGCGGTGACACTTCGGGCAGCTCGCCGCGCGGATGCCCTTGATGCAGAGGCAGCGCCACTCGCCGCCGCGGCACTCGGGGGCGTGGATCTCGGTGCTCATGAGCCCTCCGCCTTGGCAATGGCGCGCTCGAGCGCGACGGTCGCCTCGGCCCACTGCTCCGGGCGGTCCTCGAGCGCGACGGCCACCAGCCGCTTCGCGGCCGCCAGCAGGCCCGGATCGCCCTCGCGGAGCCGCGCGTTGTCGGCCCGGAGCGCCTCGACCACGCCGACGAGATTCCGCGCCGCCTCCAGCGCGTCACGGTGCCGGTGCTCCGGGTCCAGCACCTTCCGGATGCGGCCCAACTCCTCGATCAGAGCGGACGTGGCGGGGGTGTTCATCGGTCGCCGCCCCGAACAACGCCTCGCCCCTCACGGAGCTGGAGTTGGCTCTCTGCCTCGCGCTGGATGGTCGCGCTCTCGCAGTTCTCAGCGAGCCAGAGCAGATAGCCGTCCGGCAGGTCCTCGATGTCCTCGCCCCTGTGCTTGCCCCAGGGCATCTTCATGCGACCTCGCTCCGCGGCGCCTGCCACCGCTTCGTGATCTCGCGCGCCAGCGCGATCGACAGCCGAACGTCGAAGAGCGCATCGTGCGCGCCCTCGGTGGCGATGCCGAAGTGCTCGCAGAGCGTCGTGAGCTTGTAGTCCTTCGGCGGCTCGAGCTCGGGGTGCATCTCGAAAAACCAGATCGCCCCGTATCTCGTGTCCAGCGCTGTGCGGAAGTCCACGGCCAGGAAGGCGCGGTATCGATCGAACATCGCCTTGACACGATCGATATCGAAGGCCGTGTTGTGCCCCGCGATGCGGGCGACCTTGTACGGATTGCCTGTGCGCTTCGACACCAACCCGACGCTCGAGTGGCGCTTAAGAAACGCGGCGAAGTCGGTTACGACGACAGGCTCTGGCACGGCCTCGCGTTGCCAGAGGTCGCGGTCGTAGTGGTTGAGCTTCAACGCCTGCGGATCAGCACGAGCCTCGTCGAAGGCGATCCGGCGAGCGAACACTTCCAGCTCGCGCCCATCAGGACCGATGGCGATCGCTGCGAGCTGAATCACCGGGTGCGCCATCTCTAGCCCGCCAGTTTCGAGGTCGTACCAACAGACAGTGGTCATCTCGTCCCCCTCGCAACGGCAGCTTGCGCACGCTTCCTGCGGGCGTGTTCGCGCTGCGATCTCCGCACGCACTCCCTGCAGCCGAGACGCCCGCCGGGTCGAGGTAAAAGGTTCGCCCCCGCATAGGGGTGCCCGGACGGACAATGGCTCGGCCTCTTTCGGTTCAGCTTTCGCCCACGGCCGAATCCGGGGCGCGCAAGACGCCCCTTGCGGCTAGCATCCCGGAAGTTCGCCTGGTGTGTGCCGATGAAGAGGTGTTGAGGATTCACGCAGAGCGGAACGTCGCATCGATGGCAAACCTCCAAGCCATCGGGAACGGCCCCGCGAAACGCCTCGTAGGAGACGCGGTGGGCATAGCGTTCCTTGCCAAACACCTTGATCCGCGGGTATCCGATCGTGCCGTTCACGCGCTTCTGGCTCCACGCCATCCAGATCCAGCAGCCCGATTCGGTCACCTTCTCCGAGAGCCTCTCGATCCGCTCCGGAATGGAGAGCCCCTTGATGCCGCGACGTGTTGAGTCAGCGCTCAGCATCTACCGCGCCGCCGTGACCGCGACGGTCGCGTCCTCGTAGATCCGGACGCCCGGGATCGACCGGACCCCCGCCCGCACCGCGGCACCGATCGCCTTGAGGTTGGGCTCCATGAACTCGGGCGGCACCTTCGAGGCGTCCTCGACCTCGAAGCGCCACAGCGCCTTGACCTGGGCGCTGCCGTAGTCGGTCTTGACGCCGCGCGGCGCCTCGGCCACCGGCGGCGGCACGTTCGCCACCGCCACCGGGCCGCCCGTCTCGGCCGCCTGGGCGCGCGCCTGGCTGATCGCCTCGGCCTCCTGGCGCTCCCGCTCCCGCCGCTCCGCCTCGACGCGCTCCCGCTCCGCGCGCTGCCAGGAGATGACCTTGCTCTTGCCGGCTGTGATGAGCGCCCCGAGCGCCTCGACCAGCGGTCGTACGGCGTCCTCGATCTCCTTGGCGCGCTTCTTCAGCGGGTCCGTGATCGAGCGCCGGTGCTGCTCGACCTCGCGCTGCTTCGTCGCCGCCAGCGTCAGCAGCTCCGTGATCTTGGCCGCCGCAGCGTTGTCGACGACCTGCACCGCCTTAATCTGGTCGGCCAGCTCGAGCGCGTCGTCGGCCGCCCGGTGGATCGCGGCCCGCGTCTCGGCCGGCACCCACGGCTGCGCGATCGCCGTCCCGACCAGTGGGACCAACTCCGGCTTCTGCGTGTTCGTGCTCATCCCCTCGTCCCTCCCCGTCCCGTGCTGCTACTTGCCGTTGACGCCGCCCCCGAGCACCGTCTCGACGTTGAGCGGCTCGATCTCCACGTAGCGGTCGACGCGCGCCGGCCGCGGCTTCGCCTCCGCCTTCACCGAGTGATCGCTGACCGTGATCGCGAAGCGCCCCGCGATCCCGCGCGCCACCGGCGAGGCCGGAAGCGCCTTCCGGATCGAGCCCTTGACCCGCTTGTCGAGCGCCTCGTACTCGCGATGCGACGGCCGCAGCTCGCTCCAGCGCTCGAGGTCGGCGTGCAGCTCCGGGTCCTCGAGCCAGCGCGCGCCGAGCTCCAGCAGCGGCGGCTGGCACGCCCGCCCGAAGAAGTCGCATCGCGCGCACTCGGTCGGATTCGTCGAGTAGTCCGGCAGCGCGCCGGCCTCCCGGAAGGCTGCGACGCGATCGAGCACCGTCTCCGCGTACGACCAGATCCGCTCGGCGATCTCGTAGTCGAGGGCGATCGGAAACAGCTTCCACTCGCCGAGCAGGTTCGTGACGACGAGCAGCGCCTCGGGCAGCCCGTAGCCGATCATGTACGCCTGGAGCTGGTAGAGGTATCGCCGCGTCCACCACCAGCGGTCGAGGTCCTCGATCGAGCCGAGGCTCGCGAACACGTGCGGGTGAAGGCTCTTGACCTCGGTCGGGACCTCGGCGCGGCGCCACTGGATGAAGGCGTCGATCTTGCCGCGCAGGCACGGTACGTTGGCCTTCCGGTGCTTCAGCTCGAAGGGCATCTGCTCCTTGACGACGGTGAAGCCCAGCTCCTTGAGCAACCGGATCGCCTTGCCCTCGGCCTCCACACCGGCCTCGAGGCGCCCCTGGCGATCCGCCGGGATCGGCGCCCGCTCCTGCCAGTGCGTGATCGAGAGGACCTGGCGCCGGAGGCAGCTCGCCGGGTCGACGTCGGAGGCGTAGGGCTGGTTCTTCGGCGAGACCGAGACCATCCCGGCCGCGCGTTCGTCGAGCTTCGTCTGGATGGCCTCGACGAGGTCGCGCGTCGCGGAGATGTTGGAGACCGACGCGGGCGAGCCCACGGCGGGCTACCCGTCTTCCCCAGGCTGCCGATCCCCGCCGTTGCTGCCGCCGCCGGCCTGGTCGCCGAAGGTCGCGTGTGCCTTCAGCTTCTTCCAGGCGTTGTCGATCTGGAACTCCTTCGTCAGCCGCGAAACGCTGTCGAAGCCCTTGACCGCCTTTCCGGTGGCCTTGTCCGTCCACGAGGTGATCTCGGCGAGGAGCTGCTTGGCGGCCGCGACGTCGCCGCCCACGCGACGAAGCACCTCTTCCCCGAGCGCCTTCGCCTTCTCGGCGACGCCTTCCTCGGCCACGCGCCCGGCTCCGCGCTCCTGGCTGGAGCCGAAGCCCGACCCCGCGTAGCACTTCGCCGTGTCCAGGCCGGCGTCGATGAGCACCTGCTCCGGCACCTTCCGCAGCCCGGACAGGATGCGGGTGCACTTCGTGTCGAGGTAGGTCCTGACGCTCGCCTTGTCGTCCTGAAGCGTCTCGCGGCCGCGGAACTTCTGGTCGGAGCGCACCGCCGAGTAGATGCCCTCGATGCGCTCGCCGGTCCGCGCACAGAAGGCGTCGGCCCACAGCTCGACGATGGTGATCGGGTCGCCGTTCGGCGCCTTGTCGCCCGACACCTTCGGCCCCGGCACCTTCGCGTCGATCGGATCGCCGCGGTGGTTGAAGATCGAGATGCCGAGCCACTTCCGGATGTTGGCCGCGCCGTTGTCGCGCAGGATGCAGATCACGTTGCCCTCGCGGTCCTTGTACTTGGTCCAGTCGTGCGGGGTCGTCCCCTTGATCGCGACCTGGCGCAGGATGGAGAGGCCCTCCTCGAGCTTCTCGAGGAACGCCTTCACCTTCTGCGGGTCCTGCAGCGCGAGGTCGGCGATGCTCTGGTCGCGCGCGGTGCGCGCGAGCGCGTCCTCGCCCTTGAGCTGCTCCTCGACGAACTCCGGCAGCGCCGGAGTCTCCGGTGTCGTCACCTGGCTTGCCATCGTCCTCATCCCCTTTCGTTCCCCCCGAGTCAGCGGATGCGCCCGCTGACGACCGTCTTCCCGATGCCGGAGCCGCGCATGATCCGGTTCTTGCACTCGTCCATCGCCCACCGGAGCGCGGAGGCTTCGACGCGCACCTGGACGCCGGTCTCGGCCGTGAGCGCCGCCGACATCTCCGACGCGACGTCCTCGAAGACGCGACGCTCGAGCGCGCGGTAGTGCGCGAGGTCGCCGTTCGTGACCTGGTGGTCCGACGCGCGACGCGCGCGGCGCAGGAGCGAGACCGTCCCGTCGTGCTCGATCACCGAGTAGCCGGCCCGGATGAGCGCCTGCTCCTCGTCGCTCCCCGTGTTGGCTCGACGGAAGCCGTTCGACGTGAACGAGACCGGCGTGACCGGCTTTGTGGGCGTATCGGCGTCCGTCTGCATCGTCATCCCCTCCTGGCAAGGGCCATGAGACCCTTGCGCTCCACCAGCACGCGCCGCCCGAAGCGGCGCCGGCACGACTGCCCACGCACCAGCCGCTCGACGCTGCGGCGGTGCATCTTCAGGAGCGCGGCGGCCTCGGGCAGCGACAGCAGCTCCTCGGGCTCGCGGCCCACGATCCGGAGCTCGGCGCGGTCGCGATCGGCGGCCAGCGAGCGCACCAGATCCGCGAGACGGTCCATGCTCTCGGCGACGGCCAAGAGCGCCGCGCGCGGATGCGCGGGGGCCTGCGTGATCGAAGCCGACGCGCTCACTTCCCAACCGCCACCGGCTCGCTCCGCCCGTCCTTGGCGAAGAGGTCCTCGGCCTGGAGCGCAGGCTCGTAGCGGCGCAGGAAGGAGACGATCCTGAGAATCGTCCGCCCCCGGGGCGTCAACTCCCCGGTGCACCAGCGTGACACCGTCTCCGGTGTGACACTGATTCCGCGCGCCAAGTCTTTACGTTGAACCGAGTTACGGTCGAGGACCGCCCCAAGCCCGATTGCTGTTCGTGCGATTGTCCTTTGCACGAGTGACAACATACGCTTGACTGATCGAAACGTCAAGCGTAGATTTGACCCTCACACGAGGAATCAGCGGACCCCGTTCCCGGGTAGAGTCCTCGCCCGAGTGAGCGAGGGGGCCGCGGTGGGAGGGCGTACGATGCGGGTGCTTGCGTCCAGGCTCCGCGCGCTGCGGCTACGACGCGGGGATCAGAGACGCCTCGCGGAACTGGCGGGCGTCTCCTCGAACACGCTGATCAAGTGGCGGAAGGGGCTCGGCAACCCTCGCCTCTCCGAGCTCGAGGCCCTCGCGGATGCGATGGGCGTCTCGGTGGTCTACCTCGTCAACCCGGAGAGCGCGGAGCAGCCTAGGCTGTTCGATGCTGGCGACGAGGCGAACCAGCAGCGCGTGGAACGCCTGCTGCGACGAGCCGAGAAGGTCGCGCGCGAACTAACCGAGGCGGTCGAGCATCAGAAACGTCGTGAACCAGGCCCGTGACCAGCTCCGACGCAGACGAGAGCACCGCCGCGAGCCTCTTGAGGACCACCACGTCGACCACCACTCGCGTCGCCGCTCCCGCCTGTCGCATGCCGCACCTCCCCTTACCGCCAGCCCTTGAAGCGGAGGGAGCGTCAGAGGCCCGGCGTCAAACGCGAAAGCATACCCTCTGTGTCAAGAGTGGATCATGAGGCGGGCGCCGGGGACGGGGTGCATCTTCCGGCCGTCCTTCCGCACCCCTTCCGGAGAGCTGCGCCGGGGCCGCCTCTGGTGGATCGCCTATCGCGTCGCCGGCCAGCTCAAGCGGGAGCCCGCAAAGACCCAGAGCCGCCAGGAAGCCGAGCGCCTGCTTCGCTCCCGCCTCGCCGGCCTCGACCGCGGCGAACTGCCCGCGACCGACCGCGCCACGTGGGAGGACCTCGTCTCGCTCATCCGCTCCGACTACCGCGCGAACGGTCGCCGCTCGAGCGCCCGCCTCGAAGTGAGCCTGCGCCAGCTAGACCGTACCTTCGCCCCGACCGACCGGGCCGCGAGCATCACCGCCGACCGCCTGGCCGCCTACGTCGCCCGCCGGCTCGACGAGGACGGCGCCGCGCGCGCCACCGTCAACCGTGAGCTCAGCGTCGTCCGCCGCGCCTTCCGGCTCGCGCACCGCGCCGGCCGCGTGCTTGTCGTCCCGCACGTCGCCATGCTGCGCGAGGACAACGCACGGACCGGCTTCTTCGAGCGCCACGACTTCGACCGGCTGCGCAAGGCGCTCCCCGAGGACGTGCGCACGCCAGCGCTCGTCGCCTACCTCACCGGCTGGCGGATGACCAGCGAGCTGCTGACGCGCCAGTGGCACCATGTGGACCTCCGCGCCGGCTGGCTCCGGCTCGAGCCCGGCGAGACGAAGAACGGGCGCGGCCGGCAGTTCCCGCTGTTCCCCGAGCTGCGCGCCGCGCTCCGCGCCCAGCGCAAGCGCACGGCCGTCGGCTGCCCGTGGGTGTTCCACCACGGGGGCGAGCCGCTCTTCTACCGGACCGAGGCCGGCGGGCTGCTGCCGAGCGCCTACCTGCGCGACGCCTGGTCAGCCGCGTGCACAAAGGCCGGCCTCGAGGGCCGCATCCGCCACGACTTCAGGCGGACGGCCGCCCGCGACCTCCTGCGCTCCGGTGTCCCGGTGCCGACCGTCATGCGCGCGATGGGATGGGAGAGCGAAGCCATGCTGCGGCGCTACGCCGTCGTCGACGAGGGCGCGCTGATCGAGGCCGGGCGCAAGCGGGCGAAGCTGCGGTGAGCTATCCTCGCGGGAGCGGCCGGAGCCACACCGGCGGGGCTAACGGCGTGCTAGACCCCGGGGCACCTGTTCTAGCTGAGCGTCCAATCAGGACCCCCGCGGCAGCCCCACGCTTTGAACACGCTTGGAACTGCCGCCCGCCGCGCGCTGCCGTCTCCTGTCGCGCGGGCTCGTCTGAAAGCCGCGCCAGTCGTGCTCGGGCGCCCTCGTGTCGCGTACCGTCGTAGGGCCTGTGCGCCCTGAAAATCCGCGTGTCGGCGGTTCGATTCCGTCCCAGGCCACCACTCATCAGCGACTTACAGCCGCGAAGCTCGGGGCGCTTGGATCTCACTTTGAACAGGCTGCTACCCTGAAGGGGGCGCCGGGAGGGTCCGATGCTGCTACTCGCCGCCGCTGCCGTTTCCGCAGTGACCGTGTGCGTGACCGTCGCCGACAAGGACGCCGCCGGCTTCGTCGTGCCGAACGCCGCCGAGATGCAGGACTCCGCGAAGGACCTCTCGAAGCGGCTCGGCAAGCAGGCCAAGAAGGGCATCGCCGTCGCCGCAGAGGGCTGCCAGGTGACGGCCCGCGTCACCTACCGCGGGCTGCTCGAGGGCGCCCCGGTCGTGACCGCGCACCACGGCTACGGCCTCACGACGAAGAGCACGCCGAAGACGCCCATCGTCCGGGTCGAGCTGGTGGTGGGCGAGCACGTGGTGCCGTTCGAGGGGCGCGGGCTGCCGGACAACCCCTTCGCCGGCTACGGGCGCGCGGCGAGTGAGCTCTCGGACCAGATCACGAAGTGGATCGAGGCGAACCGGGAGGCGGTGCTGAAGCCGTAGCCTGCTCCTCGCGGATCGCCTCGACCTCCGCGCCCCACCCCTCGCTCATCCAGCACCCGGGGTGGTGGAGACCATCGAGGCCGCCCATGCAAGCGCAGTGGATCTTCGCGTGAGCCGTCACGATCAGCCCCCGCGCGGCGTCCTGACGGGGCGGCCGCGCTCGCTTGCGTGATGGTCCTCGCTCATCGCCCCTTGCTCCTCTCCCTCGCCCGCTCTTCGTTGATCCGCTGCCGGCGGTCGGCCTCGCGGTCCAGCCACACAGCCACGCGCTTGTACCTGTCGCTCAGGTCCGGCGTGAGGAGCGAGCGCGCGACCTCCTTCAGCAGCACGGCCGTGCCCCGCATGTCCTCTACCGTCACCGTCCCCTCGCGCTTCACCCGCAGCGCCGCGTAGTGCGCCGCGTCCCCTCGCCGCTTCGCAGCGCCCTTGCCCTTGCGCCCACCCTTCTTCCCGAGCACGGCAGCAGCCGCCGCCCGCTCCGCCTTCGTGGACATGCTCACCCCCGAGCCATCGCTCGCGGTCAGGTGCGGGGGCCGGACTGACCGGCTCGCCGCCACGCCGGATCGACGCCCTGCACTCGGACGCCGAATGCCTTGCCGAACGTCGGCAGCGCTGTGCTCCCCGCATCTGACCACGAACGCCACAGCCTACGCCGCGCCCCGGACACGGGCAAGAGCCGCGGCCGCCAGCGTCAGCGTCGTCTCGCCCCGCGCGTCCTGGCAGGGGCCGACGTGGTCGTAGGCGCGCACGCAGCGATCCGGGCCGGCACCCCAGCGCACGCAGAGCGCAGCCCTGGCTGCAAGGCTTTTCTTGAGAGCATCCATCAGGTCGATCACCTGATCATCCTTGTGGCACACGCACGCGCTCGGGTGACGCTTGCACTCGGCACAGAGACGGGGACCGTTGGTGCTCATCGCTCAGAACTCCTGATCCATGTCGCCAGCGTCGATCAGGTCGGCGATGGCGTAGCCGAGCTCGATCCGCTGAAGCTCGCGCTCCTCTGATGCACGCTGGCGATCGGCCTCGTCCGTAGCCTCGCGGCTCTCGCGCCGTGACTCACGGATCTCGTCCCAATCGGGCTCGGGCACCTCGCGCGGGTCGTCCTCGTCCGGCCTGATCCCGTGGAGCCACTCCTCGTCGCGGTCGCTCCGCGTCTTCCAGTCGTCGTAGGTCATGACAGCGCCTCCTGCTCCTGCGGCTCCCGCTCCTCGACCTCGCGCATCAGCCGCTCCAGCAGCTCGGCCGCCAGCCGGCGAAGCGTCTCGGACATCGCGTCGGTGGGCTCGGGCATGGGTCAGACCTGTCCGGCCTCCGAACTCGTGCGGTACTCCGAGGCGATCCACTCCTTGACGCGCTTCGCGTCGGCCGCGCTGCCCTCAGCCGAGCGCAGGTAGTCGAAGAAGCGCCGCTCGCTTCCGGTCCCGAACCCGCGCGACGGGAACGTCACGTAGAGCTCGCCCTCCGGCGAGCGCCAGAGTGAGAAGCCGACGAGCTTCATGCCGGCGAGCGGCCCCGACTCCTCGCCGAAGAACACCTCGGCCTCACACACGAGGCGCTCTGGTCCGTTGTCACGCTTGACGAACTCGATTCGCATCACCCCTCCTTGGGCGTCTTGCCCGTGCCGCCGCAGCTCTGGCACGGCAGGTGCTTCACGATGATGTCCGGGTCGTGGCAGATGCACGGGAAGTTCTCGCTCCGCTTCACGCGCCGGCAGATCGCCCCGGAGCACCCGCTGCCGTTGCACGCCTTGCACCTCGCCATCTCAGGCTCCCTTGGGCGTCCAGCCGCGCCCCCGGCAGTTCAGGCAGGTCTCGACCCGCACTGGCCGCTTGATCCAGCGCGACGACCGCGGGTCCTGGTAGTCGCCGCCCAGCTCGATCTCGCCCGATCCAGAACAGAGCCAGCACGTCACCGCGCCCTCGGGCCGCTCCGCCTTCGCCTCGGCCAGCACGCGCGCCGCGAACGCCTCGGCCGCGAGGACGTGCGAGCAGCGGACCGCGATCCGGCTGGAGTGGCGACCGAACGCGCAGTTGCACGCCGCGCCGCCCGTGCTGAGCGGGCTCACGAGGTACGACGCGCCCGATGCACCGGAGACGACCACGAAGCCCTCCGGGCTCGGGGTCACGCTGTGGCTGGCGGCCTTGGCTGTCGTTGTCATCCCCGCTTGCCTCCCTTGCCTCCCCTACCGTCCACTACCACGGTAGTATAACCGTATACGGGGACCGGGGTCAAGAGGTTCCGCTACCCGGGTAGCGCCTACCTGTGGTAGCCTTCCCGGCATGGTCACAAGGCGTAGGCGGATCACCGTCTGGGACTGCACCTGCGAGCGCTGCGGGCACTCCTGGGAGGCGCGGGGGGACCAGCCGCCCACGGCCTGCGCGAAGTGCAAGACGCGGAGCTGGAACCTGCCCCGAGGAACGGTCAAGCCGGGGCCGAAGCCGGCGCCATCAAGGCGCTAGCTTCGGGCGGTTCCACCGCTTCAGAACAAGCTGTCGGTAGTACTCAGAATCGCCGCGCCGCTTGGCTTCACCGCGCCCGGCACGCCCGCCAACAGCACCGGCTGCACTTGGTGATCCTTGCTCGTGCTGGGGGCGCACACGAGCGTGAGCCACTCCGTGGCATCGCGTGCAGAGCCAGCGCACGTCCAGTGGTCGCCCATAGTCGTCGTGATGGCCGCTGATCTTGCCGCCCGAGCCGCACTCCGAGCACCGCTCGGGACGAACGACGGCGCCGGTCCGGACAGCGTCGATGAGCGCCCGGCGCGCTGCGTGCTTCACTTCATGGCTATCGTCCGATATTGGCCTCATGCGACCATGGTAGTCCAACTACCGTCCGTAACGGGTCCGCTTTGTTCGCCGTGCTACCCTGTCCGCGAGATGCAGGCCTATGGCAACCCCGGCAAGGTTCGTCCCGACCCCGGCGGACCTTCTCCTGCACCCGGAGTGCGCCCGCTGCGGCGCCTGCCTGCTGTGCACCGATCCCCACGCCTGCCCCGCTGAGCGCGAGGCGTCCGGTGATACCCTAGACCGCGATCTCGACCAGTAGGGTGTAGCGACGGCTCGCCCGAGAGGCCGGGAGCGACGCTCGGACGGCGCCGTGGTGGATTCGCGGTCTGCAGCACGCGCGCTCAATCCCCTAGCGGGCGGGGGCCAAGCGTGGTCGCCCTCGGGGCCGGTTTCGCGATAAGCCGGCCCCGGGGGACGCCCCGATCAGCCCTCGTCGACCACCGGCGCGTCGTAGACGTGCACGATGTCCGGCACGCTCGGCAGCGGCGACTCGATGATCTCCAGCTCGCCAGTCCGCGGGTAGGGGCCCGTCTTTGGCACTTCGATCGCCTCGCGCAGCCGCCCCATGATGACGACGCTCGAGTCCATCTCCACCGGAGCGATCACGATCGGCACCGCCCCGCCGCGCGAGGCCCGGAAGAAGACGTCGCGAAACTGCTGATACTCGGTGTCGATCTTCAGCTTCATCGGCAGCATCAGCCGGCGCTGCGGCGCCTTCACGTTGTGGAGGTGGACAAACTCCTCGCCCAGGTCTGAGGTGAGCCTGGTCTGCTTGTCTACCCAGCCGAGCGAGCCGCCGTAGGGCGGGTTGTCGACGAAGTCCTCGGACTGCCCCAGCACCCACTCGCCCAGGTGAATGAGCGATCCGCTGTCCGGTCGGCCGTCGAACAGGAGTCGCCAGTATCGGTAGCTCGTCAGGGAATCGAGCTCGTGGTAGAAGCTGTCGCGCCGGAGCGTGATCGTCGAGGCCGTCGTCCAGGCCGATCCGTCGCTGCTGCGCTGGAGCGTCGGCACGATGAACGGCGGCACGTTGTGCCCGTGGACCGAGCACCACTTCACGGTGGGCCAGAGCGCGACCTCGTCGAAGCGCGCGTTGCCGGCGGAGCCGGAGAGGTAGATCCTGAGCGTCACCAGGTCGTCGCCGCACACAGCCAGCGACTCCACGGTGAAGGTGAGGTTGATCGTCTCCCAACCGGTTCCGGAGGCCTCGAACGCCTCGTCCTCGCTCGCCTGCCAGGCGCCCATATCGTCGAGCCACTTCCCCGTCTGTCGATTCCGAACGCGGAAGACGGCGCCCGACGCCGTGTTCTTCTTGCAGGCGCCGAACAGTGTCAGCTCCTCGCCGGCCCTCACCACGACGTCCTGGTAGATGACCATCACTGAGGCGCCGGCGTGCTTGGTGAGCAGCGCCGATGCCGTGGTGCTGTTGTAGCTGTCGCCGTTGTCAGACGTGAGGGTGCCGACCCCGAGCACGGTCCAGCGAGCGGCGTCGTTGGCGTCCTCGAACCCACCTCCGGTGATGATGTTGAGGTCGGCGGTGAGGGTGCTGTCCTCCTGCGCTTCGGAGAAGACCGCGGCCTTCGAGCTGCGGCTGTCGCCGGCATTGCGCGCCGGGTAAAGCGCGTGCATCGAAGGGCTCGCCGTGAGCTGCGCGTTCGGGATGCGTGTCAGGTGGTTGTAGTTCGGACCTGACAGGATCTTGAAGGCCATCGGGGCTCCCCTTCTACAGCCTGAGCAGCTCGGCCTGGCTCGGGCAGTGCCGCCCGATCGTCAGGTTCTTGATGTGGCCGTCGAGGAAGGAGTCGTCGAGCGTCGCCGTGTTGCCGAGGTAGACGTTGCGATCGCCGGACGTCTCCGCCTGCGTCGTGGCACCCTCCGCTGGCGTGCCGCGGACGCCGTCCACCCAGATATCGAGCGCCTGGCCCTCCAGGTCGTGCTCGTTCTCGCTCTCCGAGGTCCAGCGGCAGATCACCACGTAGTCGGTGCCCGCGACCGGCAGAGAACCGCCAGAGACATCGAGCGTGGCCTCCTCGCCGTCCCCATTCTCGAAGTGCCATGTCCCGTTTGAAGCGTCGACGCGCTCGTAGTAGCAGCGGAGATACTCGGTGTCGGCGCCGCCGTCGAACTCGGCCGACCACAGGTGCTTGAGATCCGCGTCCGCCAAGATCGAGTGGCTCCACTCGGGCCGCACCGTCATCTTCACGAACCCCCGGATCGGGCTCAGCGACTCGATCGCCGTCGGGCTGTTCGCGATGTAGGCTCGGTGCGCCTCGCGCGTGACAGCCGCGTCCTTCGTCGGCAGCGGGCTCCGGTAGGCGTAGGAGTAGCGCAGCCCCTCCACGAGCTCGACGCCCTGCGGCTGGCTGATCTGGTACCCGGAGTATGCCGCCGAGAAGTGGCCCACGGCGATCGTCAGGTTGACGGTCCCGCCCGAAGTGGTGTCGAACGACGGCGTCACGAACAGCTTCGTCTCGATGACGCCGCTGCCGGGCGTGATCGCGATCGTCTGCACCGAACCCTGCCACGCCCCGGCGCTATCGAGATACTCCCCGGTGTCCGAGCGCGAGATGCGGAGGCCCATCCGGTCGACCGCGCCGCCGTCCTTGTAGTAGACCTTGACGGCGAGCTCCTTGTTCTCCATGTTGTTGACGGTCTGACTGAGGTAGCTCGCCTCGCCGGCACCCTGAGTCACAAGCTGCGGCGTCCGCCTGAAGCCGTTCGCATCGATGAGCGTGTAAAGCGTCCACTCCGCGATGAAGGCACCGCCGCTGCTGGTGTAGCTCCAGCTCGTGAAGGTCGTGCCGGACCCCTCGCTGAAGGCGCTGTTGAGCAGCCGGTTGACGTCGTCGCCGCCCTCCACGCGGAGGCCGAAAGAGTCGATGACGGGCTTGTTGGCGACCACCTCCTGCCATGCATCGTCGCCCGGTGGACGCACGCCGTAGGCGACCTGCTCGCGCTCGCAGCGAAGGGTCTGCCCCTTGTCGTCGTTGTCGCCGCCGCGGTTCAGCATGGCGATCCCGTTCAAGTCGGGCGTCATGCCGATCTCGGTCTGAAGCGGCGACCAGAACCCGGCCCACACGTCGCGGAGATCCACGCCGCGGATGGTGATCTTCGCCTCGGAGAGTGGGTCGTGGACCTCGAGGACGTACAGCGGAATCAGCCGCCACGTCTCGTAGCCCTGTGGCGGCTCCGGCATCAGGTCGTGGTTCACCCATACCCAGTCGCCGGGCTCGAGATAGCCGAAGTGTGGCGGCAGCTCCATCGTCACGTAGCGCAGAGGCCGACGGAGGAAACGGAGCAGCGTCGACGCCGTCGTCCGCACGGTATCGGCGACAGCGATCGCCGGGTTCGTGATGTTGAGGAGGTCCTCGACCGAAACTTCCTCGTCGCAGTCCCAGGTGTAGCCAGCCATCGGGCTAGTTCGGAATGAAGATGACGGTGTACGTCACCTGGAGAGTGTCGGTCGCCACCACGTTGATGGCCGTCCGCGTCTGGCGGCAGAGCATGACGCCGGCCGTGTCGGCATCGAACACCCCCGCCTCGGTCACGGCGAAGCTGTCGGTGAAGGTGAAGGTCTTCACCATGCGGGCTGAGTCGTTGGTGATGGTGTCGGTGACGCGGCTGAGCGTCGCTAGTGCTCGCTCGCCTCCGCCGCTCGAGATCTCCGACTCGAGTGCCGTGTCGCTCGGGTCCACGGCCGTGGTGCCCTCGCCGATCCCGACGTACGCGAACGGGTCCGTCTGGCCGGTGAGGATGGCGAGGCCGGCGAGGCCGGCGACTCCCGTGTCCACGATCAGGTTGGGACCACCGCCCTCGTAGAGGACCTGGCCACGGCGCTCGTGGCGGAAGTAGAAGAAGCCTCGGACAGCGACCCGCCGCGCCCGCACGAGCCGCAAGAGGCGGCTGCGGTCGAAGGTGGCCGAGAAGACGGAGGCAGACCGGACGGGGAGCGTCATGCGATCAGCCTCGCCGGAGCCCACGGCATGTCGATCGCGATGTCCGCGAGCTCCTCGACGCTCAGGTCCTCGACGTCGAGCGTTCGCAGATACTCGCCACCGACCGAGTCGTACAGGTAGCTCACCGTGACCCTGCGCGTGATCTCGGAGGCGTCGGTCTCGTACAAGAAGCTGCCGTCGAGCGTGTCCTCGCGCGAGATGACGGCCGACGAGCCGTCCCAGTAGCCGGGCCACTCGGTCGAGAGGATACGCAGCTCGATCTCGCCCTCGGTGTTCCAGAACGGGCGGAACTGCGGGAAGCTCTCACACCACTCACGGAAGCGGTTGCCGGCGGTCATCTGGTCGTTCATGAAGCGGGCGCCCTCGAGCCCGCGGGCGTCGGCCCAGGTGGCAGCGTCGTCCCACGAGGTCGAGTCAATCAGCGGGTCGTTGAGATCCCAGGCCCCCGGGATGTAGCCGCGGCTCCGGTTGGCGGCGAAGTTGACGAGGAAGTGGCGCATCTGCGTCACCGGGTTCGTGATGCAGTCGGTGCCCGTAAAGACTGCCGGCGTCGCCGCCGGGTAGCCGTAGGCGTTGACGGTCACCACCGCGTCGTCTGCAGGAGGCGTCGTCGTCCACTCCACCACCGTGAAGACCTTGCCGCCCGCCAGCGACCCGTAGACCTTTTCGTAGTCGGTGCCCTCAGTCTTCAGCACGCCGTCGACGTAGACGTCCTTGATGAACGAAGCCGGCGCCAGGCAGACCGCGAACCAGCCGATGCCGGACCAGACCGGCACCGTGGGCAGCATCCCGTGCGGCTCCTCGCCGGAGTCCGTCAGCCCGACCCCGTCGTGGCGACCGTAGAGGATCGCGGCCATCTCGCCCTCGCGGTCCTGCGGCATCTGGAACCACTCCGAGCGGAGGTAGGGCCAGCGCGGAAGGTTGCTCCACAGCGCCCGCTCGTCCGTCTTCAGGTTGAGCACGACCTGGCCGGCCGAGAAGGACCAGGTGTCGAGCAGCCCCGTGAAGCGGCGGTCGTAGGCCGTGCTGGAGCCCGGGATCACCCGGTAGATCGCAGCCGCGCTGTGGCGCTGGTTGCCGTTGACGAGCGCGCTCCGGACGCGCCCGTCAGGGTCCGCCACCACCACCGAGCAGCGGTAGGGCACCAGCCCCGCCGCCTTGATCTCGATCTTCTGCGCGAGGCCGCCCTGCCAGCCAGTGATCCGCGGGTCGTACGCCCTGTTGCGAGCGCTGCAGGTGCGGTCGGAGAGATTCATCGCGGTCGACAGCGCCTCGCCTTCGGCGGGAAGCCACTGCGCCTCGTTGAGGGTGATCTCGCAGACCTGGGCGAAGGCGTCGCGCTCCATCCGCGCGGCGAGCTCGCCGTAGGCGCCCGAGAAGCTCACCCGCGCGCCCCGCGCTCGAGGTACTTCCGGATGACCGGGTCGTTGCGGATGTCCTCGAGGTGCTGCTTGTTCTGCATCCGCATCAGCCGCGCCTGGCCCTCCCCGGTCTGAGTCGGGTCGACGTTGTAGCTGGCCTGGAGGACGATGCCGCCACCGCCGCCGATGCCGGTGAAGCCGCCGCCGGCGCCCCGCGGCGTGACGTCGACGCGCTCCGGGCCGGACTCGCCGACGAGGATGCGCGTCGGCCGGCTCACCATCGCGTGGAAGCCCGAGGCCGCGCGGTAGTCCTCGGGGATGCCAGCGTAGTCGCCTGCCCCGGGAGGCTTGCCCCCGCTGTAGTTCGTGTTCACGTTGACGGTGCGGTCGATGTTCGGAATGCCCGTGAGCGCGGCCACCAGGTCGCCGATCTTCGCGATGAGCGACTGGAACTGCTCCGACATCGTCTGCGCGAAGGTGATGCCAGCGGCCTCGGCGCTCTCGTACGCCTGCCCGTTCTCGTCGAGGAGCTGGCCGTTGGCAATCATGGCGTCGATCACCGGCCGCATCGCCTCGGGGACGCTGGTGCCGGCGCGGATCGCCGTCTGGATGTACTCCGACATGTTCGGAGCCATCTTCTCGAGCACCAGGTTGTAGTCGATGCCGGAGGCGGTGAGTAGCTTGTAGTCCTGCAAGAGCTGCCCGGCCATCGCGTCGAGCTCCTGCTGGCGGAACTTCGGGCCGAGCTCCTCGACGGTGAAGCCGTACTTCTCGACGGCCGCCTGGAGCGCTTCCTGTGACTCGGCCTGCATGCCGAGCAGCCCCTCGGCCTCCTTGACGAGGCGGTTGAAGTCCTCGACGGTCTTGGCGTTGAAGATCTTCTTCGCCCAATCCTCCTTGCTGACGGCCGCCATCTTCTTCGAGAAGGCCTCGAAACCGCCGTAGGTCTCGAAGAAGGCGTCACGCATGTCGTTGACCTGCATGATCACCTTGTTGCCGCCGATGCCGAGCGCCGAGCCGATTCCGCTCAGCGCCTTGCTCGCGAGGTCCCCGAGCTTCGAGCCGAGCAGATTGCCGATGCCGGGGATCAGCCCGCCGAGCGCGCCGCCGATCGTGCCGCCGAAGATCCCGCTGAGCTTCTCGGTGACCTTCTTGCCCAACGTGTCGAAGAGGCCCGTGACCTTGCCGATCACGGTTTGCACCGGGTTGAGCATCACCTGGTCGAGCCGCCCGAACTCGCGGCCGATGCCCTGGATCATGTCGGGCACGAACGAGTGCCCCACCACGGCGTCTTTCATCTTCGCGAAGAAGCCGGTCACCGCGTCGATCTTGGCCTTGACCCCGTCCACGATCGCCCCGAACTTGTCAACGAGGTACTCCTTGATCTTGTCGTACGTCTTCACGATGTAGAGCGAGATGTCGTCGCCCCACTTCGCCCACGCCGCAGCGAAGGCGACGAGCGCAGCGACCGCGATGCCAATGGGCCCGGTCAGCACGGCGATCGCGGTGCCGAGCGCCGGCAGCAGCGGCAGCAGTGCGGCGACCCCGGAGGCCACGGAGCCCACCACCACCAGCAGCGGGCCGAGCGCCGCGGCCAGGACCCCGACGACGACGGCCGCGTTCCGCACCGGCTCGGGCAGCGAGTTGAACCACTGCACCGCCGCCTGTATGTGAGGCATCAGGTCGCGCACGACGCCGAGGAAGGACTGCATCACCGGTAGCAGCGCCATGCCGAGCTCGGTCTTGAGCTGCTCCATCTGCTCGCCCATCACTCGAAGCTGGTTCGTGGGCGAGTCGAGCGTGCGCGCGAGGTCGCCCTGGGCGTTCGCCGTCTGCTGCAGGATCGCCTGATAGCGGGCCTGGACCTTCTCCTGCTGCGTCAGCTCGGCGCCGACCTGGGCGATGCCAGTCGCATAGGCCACTTGCTTGATCGTCGCGTCGTCGACGAGGATGCCGAGCGCCCGGAGCGGCTCGGTCTGGCCGACGAGCCCGCTGCGAATCTTCTCGAAGGCGACGTCGGGCGACAGGTTGAAGAAGCTGGCCATGTCGCCCGCGAGCGCGGTCACGCCGGTCGACATGTCGAAAGCCGCCTGCTTGGCGAGCCCCATGCTCGAGGTCATCGAGAAGAGCGTCGCCGCATTCTTCCGGAGCTCGAACTCGTTGGAGCCGACGGCCGCGCTGAGCTGCTTCGACCAGTCCCGCGCGGCGTCCGACATGTCGCCGAACGCGACCGAGAACAGGTTCTCGCTCTCGACTGCGTTCATGGCCGCCTCGAGCGAGGATTTGCCGATCGCCACGAGCGGCAGCGTCACCGCGGCGGTGAGGCCTGCGCCGGCCTTCAGCGCGCCCTTGCCGAACGAGTCGAGCCGCTCAGACGCCTTGTCGATGTTCTCCTGCGCCTTCTTGAGGGCTGGCCCCATTTCATCGCGGAGCCGGAGAATCGCTTCTAGGATCGCGATGTTGACCGTTGCCACTCGCTACTCTCCGAGCCCCGCGTCGCGGTGGGCTTTCGCGAACTCGTACTCCTCGATGCGCCGCATCATCGGGTTATCCCGCCACGCCTTCAGCTCGTCGGCGTTGCCGCGCTTCCAAGCCGCGAACGCCTCCGCGTAGCGCCTGAGCGGCAGGATCTCGACGGCGAGCCCCTCGGCGTCCGCCTCGATCTCCTCGGCCGCCTGGCGCGGCGTGATGCCGTACTCCTGCGCCACGGTCGAGATCATCCAGAGGCGCGAGACCTCGAAGTCCTCCGGCTCCGGATCGGGCGCCTCGTCCTCGGGCTGCCTTGCGAGCAGCCGGTGAAGCGCCCTCAGTCTTTTGCAAGGGTCGCCTCGGCCTCGACCGGATCGAGCGGCGGCAGCGACAGGTCGAGGATCGCCTCGTGGAGCTTCTGCGCCGTCTGCTCATCGAGATCCCCGATGGCGTCCTGCTCGTCGTCCGGGTCCTTCAGTCGCCGCTCAGCCGTCCAGCGCACGATCCCAGCCCGGAGGATGTGGTCGCGGTCGTGCGCGTCGTAGCGCGCCTGGCGCTGCGCCTTGAGGTCGGTCGCCTGCTTCGCGCGCTTCTCCGCGATCTTCTCGGCGACCGCGTCGACTTCCGCGGACCGCAGCCCGGACCACATCTCCTTGCCGCCGGCCCGCATCGCTGCGAGCTGCGCCGCGCTCTTGGCCTCGCGCGCCTTCTCGAGGGACCGCGCGCTGAGCTTCTGGATCGTCACCACCACCGGCTTGCCGTCGTCCTCGACCTCGACTTCCTTTGTCACCCGGCTTGCGAACATGGTCTTTGGTCCTCCGACCTCAAGTGAGGGTTAAGGCCGGCCCCGGGGAGCGGCGTCCCTCACCCACCGCCCCCCGGAGCCGATTTGCGGAACTCGTGCGGTTACGACCAGACGCCGGCGCCGGTCGGGCGCAGGACCGTATTGAACTTCGTCAGGCTGCCGACCTGGGCCGCGACCTCGTACTCGGCGAGGATCGTCTCGACCGTGAACGTCTTCGAGTCGCCGTAGACGACGACGAGCGTGCGCGTGCCCTGGTTGGGGTCCGCGTCGTTGGCCACAGGCGTCAGCACGGCGTGCGAGCCGGTCGACGACGTGGTGTCGAAGAAGCCCGAGGCCGGGATGTCCGGGACCGAGCGCATCCCGGTCGCCAGGTGCTTGCGCCAGGCGTCACCGAAGACCTCCGCCGACTCGGTCTCGACGACGATCTTGGTGCCGCCGAGCGTGAGCACGAAGCCCGTGATGGCGACGCCGCTGCCGCCCGGGCTGCTGTCGAGCGTGATGGTCACGCTCGAGGAGCCGTATTTCCCAGCCACTTCGCTACCCTCCCTTTCCTAGTAGCGGGCCAGGCCCGCCCAGAACGTCGCGCTCGGAGCCGTGCCCGAGCCGGTGAACGCCCACGAGACGGCGGCGTACTGTTCGACCGTCCCCGCCACGGTCACGCGCTCGGCGCCCACAGCCGTGCGCTCCGTGAACGCCACGAGGTCGGCATAGACGGCGTCGTCCGCGCTGTCGCGAACCGTGACGAGGAAGCCGTCGTGGCCGTCGAGGTCGAGCGCCGTGAGCTGCAGGAAGGCCGCGGCGCCGTCCGCGCTGCTGGCGCCGTTGTTGACGGAGCCGCTCTCGGTGTCGCCGTCCGTCGTCTCCTCGCCGAGCGGGTGGAGGATCACGCCCTCTTCACCCTGGCCCGAGGCCCGATTCACCGCGTTGGCACGGGTGAGCTGACCGACCTGGGCGAGCACCTCGTACTCGACCTTGATGACCTTCTCGAAGCCGATGAACTTCTCGGCGAGGGTGTCGCCGGACTTGCCGGTGACGACGACGGCGCCGGCGGCCTGGGGATCGGCAGTCAGCGCCGAGAGCGCCGCGTGCTGCGACGCCGTCTCGAAGAAGCCGCCCTCCTGGGTGAGCTCGACGGCACGCATGCCCGTCGGGCTGTGCTCGTGCCAGGAGTCGCCGAGCCCGTGGCTAGGCTCGGTCTCGTTCATGATCTTCCACTTGAGCCCCTGCAGCTTGCTCGCGAGGTAGCTCAGCCCGTCGACGAGGAAGAAGACCTGCGCGCTGGTGTGCTTGTTCGCCATCCGCTAGCCCCTCTTCTTCCGCCCGCCGATGCCGCGCAGCGGCAGCGGTTCGGGCACCACGAGCTCGGAGGCCTCGTCTGGCGTGGCTGCCTCCGCGCTCGGCATCGGGCCGCCGTAGCGCTGCACGACACGCCTGATCCGCTTCCCGCGCTCGAGCCAGGCGAGCGACGACTCCGGCACCCGCTCGCAGGTCTCGCCCGGCATCGCGAGCGTCGTCCCGTGCGGGTTGCCGGGGCCGCCCTTCGTCGAGAGCCGCACCAGCGCCACGAAGTCGCGCCCGGCGCTCACGAGTCCACCTTGAAGCCCACGAACTCGTAGCCGCAGCTCGTGCACACCGGGTGCGGTGTCCCGAACCCAGCCGAGGCGGCGCGCATCTTCTTGCCGGCGCCGCAGCGCGGACAGGTGTAGGGGGCCTCCGTCGAGACGGGGCGGCCGTTGGGGCCGACGAGCTTCGGTGCGTTGAAGGGTTGCTCGCTCATACGCTGGGCCGCTTCTCCGCGATGAAGTCGACGTCCCACTGCATCAGGAGGTCGGTGTCCTTCCCGAACTGGTAGGGCGGCCGCTGCGGCCGGAGGTAGTGGTAGAAGCCGCTCGTCCCGCCGCCGCTGAGCGTGGCGACCTCGACAGTGGCGAGGCCGTCGTGCGCCTGCTGCGCCTTCAGCGCGGGGCCGCTGATCGCAGTCGTGACGCCCGGGCCCGGACGCGGGCCGCGGAAGCGGACCTTGATCCCGGGATACTCGTAGTGGACGCCCGGTGTCCCGAAGCCGAACTCGGAAGGAAACCCGGGCGCCGCGAACACGGCGCAGCACTCGTCGGGGCTCGCCGGCATCGAGCCCGGGAAGATGTCGGTCCCGACGGTGCCGAGCCCGAGCGCCTGAAGCTTCGCGGCGACCTCGTGGATGACCGCCATCAGCCCCTCGCCGCCCTGGCGACGTCGATCCGGCGCGCGATGCGGTCGCCGAGCCCGGGCATCGCCTCGTAGACCGACTTCTCGAGGAACTTCGCCTCGCCCACGGGGTGGCGCGCCTCGAGGTCCTCGTGGACGTAGAAGGCGTACTCGGCGCTCGGCCCGCCGACCTCGATCTTGACCGCGACGGCGCCGCCCTCGAGCTTGGGCTCGCTAGTGACGTGGCTCGCGCGCAGCGCGCCGGTGTCGACCGGCGTCCGCCGCATGCTCGCCTTCTGGATCTCGAGCGCCTCGGCGTAGAGGGCGCGGCCGCCTTCGCGCAGCAGGTTCGGGCCGAGAGCCTTGAGCTTGACCAGCAGGTCGTCCGCGCCCTTAAGAGCAGACCCGCCAGAGCCCTTGACGAAGCGCCCGCGTGAATCGCGCGCAGGCATCAGCCGAGCACCACCATGGCGAAGTAGGGCCGCCCCGTCGTCGGGTCGAGCGGCCCGCTCGGGGTGTCGAGCACGGGCCCGGTGTGCCCGTTCGGCAGCGTGAAGACGTCGCGCGGGTCGATCGGCTCCCGCCGGCCGGTGGCGCCGTTCGGCGCGATCGGCCCGACGATGGTGATCTTGGCCGCGCAGGAGAGGACCTCGCCCGTCGGCAGCTTGTGCTGGCGGTAGCTGTCGTCCACGATCGCCTGGCGCGCCGTGGCGGTCCCCCAGGAGCCGGTGCCGTCCGTCCCGGGCCCGGTCCAGGGGGCGTGTGATACGCTCACCTGCAGCGAGGCCGTGACCTGGTTGGCCAGCGCCACGGCGGAACGGACGGTAGCGTCAAGCCCCATGTCCGACCCCAGACGCGGCGCCGACGGGAACTCCCTCGAAGTCCGACTCACCCTGGAAGGAATGCCCGAGGCGCTTGCAGGCATCCGCGGCGAGCTGGCACGGCTGATCCGGGAGACGGCCGACGACGAGCCACCGGCGGTAGCCGCGCGACTCCGGAAGATCGCAGACGACTTCGAGGCCGGCGTCAGCAGCGAGTAGGTCGCGGACCGAGGCGCTCATCGGCTTCAGCACCTCACCAGGTCGATGACGCCCGACCGTCCGCGCACGTAGCCCCACGACGCCGGCAGCATCGAGGCGACGATGTCGGGGATCACCGCCCCCGACTCCGCCGCGCTCGCGGAGCCCTCGAAGTCGATCGAGATCGGCCCGACCTTGAGCGCCGTGATCCCCTGCGAGGCGAGGTCGCTGCTGTCGCTGGTGCGGTCGCTGGCGAGGAGCTGCCGCGCGAACTCGGCCGTCGCGCGCTGGAGGTCGACCGGGATGACCGTAGTCGGGACCGCGTGGCCGCTGCGGTAGACCATCCCCGACCGCGGCCAGAGGAGCGCCTGCGTGTCGTTCACGACCCATCCGCTCCACTCGTAGAGCGCGTCGAACAGGCGCGTCGCGTAGACGAGGGCGCGGTCCTTGTCCTTGTCCTGCGCGTTCGCCCATGTCGAGTCGGGCGGGACGCGCTCGAGGTGGAACTGGTCGGCGAAGGCGCGGGTGCAGTAGACGTTGGCGTCCGCGGCGCCCGCCGTCGCGACGAGGGTGGGGAGAGGCATCCCGCCTCCCCCGCTAGTTCGCCACCGCGGCGACGGTCAGGCTCGAGGCGCCGGTGTAGGTGCCCGCCACGACGGCCTTCGCCCGAATCCGGTCCCCCATCAGCCCGTCGAGGATCGTGTTGTCGGTGAGGGCACCGTCGCCGGGGGTGACGCCAGCCGCGAGCGCGACGCTCGCCCTGACGGCAGACACCTTGCTCGCGGTGCTGGTCGTGAAGGCGTGGCAGGCAACGTCGATCCAGGTGACGCCGCCGTCGAGGCTCGTCTGCAGGTAGACCTTGACCGTGGTCCCGCCGCCCGCCACCACCAGCTTCGACAGGACGGCGACGGTCTTGACGCCCATCGGCAGCGCGACCGGGTCTCCCACGATCGTCGTGGCGCCGGCGATCGTCCTGTTGGCGATGAGGGCGAGGTTCCTGGCCACGGGCCTACCCCTTCCGCAGCGCCGCGCGCCGCTCCTTGATCGCCTCGAGCACCGACTTGCGGCCGCCCTTCTGCTTCACCGAGGCCTTCTCGGCGCGCTCGAGGTCGGCGAGCGCGTCGTAGGTCTCGGCCTGGGCGATCAGGTCGAGGGCGATCGGGACGTTGACCGTGGCGATCGAGCCGGGCGTCTCGTCGAACGTCTCCGGCGCGGGCGCCTCCGGCTCCGCCGGCGCCGGCACCACAGGAGCCGCCGGCGCCGAACCCTCGATCGCGTCGTGGACCTTGGGGTCGAAGTCCGAGGCGTTGATGGTGTACTCGGCCCCGGTAGCTCGGACCCGGACGCGCTTCGTGGGGAGTCGCATGAGGGATGCTCCTCCCCTAGCCCTTGATGTCCAGCAGCACCTTCGGCGCCGCGAGGTTGAGGATGATCGTCCCGCCGCCGGCCTCGGAGTCGATCACCGAGGCGGTGATCTTCACCACCAGGACGTCGCCCGCCACGAGGCCCGCCGCGGTGATGACGAAGTCCTTGTTGTAGTACGTGTCGAGCGCAGCGAAGGTGGCCGCCGAAGTCGTGGTGCTCAGGTCGGAGCCGACGGCGCCGTTCGTCTGCTCGTAGACCGCGACGTCGATCGTGGAGCCGTTGTCGGTCGGCGTGTCGGTCGCGATCAGCGCGCAGGGCAGCCGGACCGTGACATCGCCGGCGGCCACATACTCGGGCGGCAACACGAACTGGAAGTAAACGACCGAGGTCTCGGTCTCGTTGTCGGTGATCTCGGCCTGCGCCAGGATCACCTCGCTCGAGACGGAGACGTTGAAGCCTCCCGCGGTCTCGGTGGCCACGAGCGGGACGCCCGTGGTGTGGCGCAGGTCGAAAATCGAGACCCCGTAGGGCTGCAGCGCGTCCTCGGCCAGCTTCGAGCGCGCAATGGCGGCGGCCGTGGCGATGTCGGCGTTGACGATGGCGCCGGCCAGGTCGAGCTTCGAGTAGGCGATGGCGGCCGCCGAGTTGATGTCGGCGTCCACGATCGAGTCGTCGTCGATCGCCTCGCTGTCGTAGGTGACCTCGCCCGTGGTGACGAGGGTGCCGGCGATGGTGAGGCTCGAGCCGCTCGGGATCGTGACGGCCTTCGTGGTCGGGTTGATCGACCAGACGACTCCGCCCGCGGCGTTGACGAGCTGGTAGACGCCAGAGACGTAGCGCTCGCGGAGGGTGCCGGCTCCCTGCGGGTACGCGACGACCGCCACGAGGGCGACCAGCGCCAGAGCGGCAGCGATCTTCTTCAGGTTCTTCATGGACCCTTTCTCCATTCCCTTGAGGTGTAGGAGCCGGGGGCGACGCGGGGCCGCCCCCGGCGGGTCCTACTAGCCGGCGATGCGCGTCGCGTACTCCGGGCGCACGCACTTCACGCCGTAGAGCATGTCGAAGCTCAGCTTGTCGCGCCGGTGCTCGCGGGTCAGCTCGACTCGGATCGAGAGCCCCGACACGGGGTCCTGCATCACCGAGAAGTTGCCCGCCGAACGCCCCGCCAGCATGCCGCCGTCGAACGGACGGTTCACGAAGGCGAAGGCGAAGCGGTTGAACACGAGGTTCGCGTCGTGGTTGCCCTTGAAGGTCACGACCTCGCTGCCGTCCACGGCCGGGATCGCCACCTTCAGACCGGGCTCGAACGTCACGTCCGAGTCGGTGCCGGCGAGCGTGGTCGACGAGACGACCGTGTAGGTCTGCGAGTCGCCTGCGATCGTGAAGACGTCGCCGGCCTCGGGCTTCGTGCTGAAGCCGTCCATGTGGAGCGTCTTCGTGCCGATCGGGCGCGAGGCCGAGTCGTCGAGCGCGATCGTGCCGCCCGTCGCAGCCGCCTGGGTGTGCGTCTTCACCTGCTGGTCCGGGAACCAGTCGATCCCCAGGATGCGCCCGATGCGCCCCTCGGTGATCCCCTGCTGATCTCCGCGCTCGTTCGCCTTGAGCACGGGCCCGAGCAGCGAGAAGTTGGCCTCGGCGTCGAGGTCGATCACGCCGCGCCGGTCCATCAGCGGGCAGAGCTGGCCGGCGAGGACGCGGCGAGCCGCCGCCACCTCGTCGAGCCCCGTCGCGAAGGGGGTCGTGCCGGCGGTGCCGGCGTAGCCGTAGACCTCCTTGTAGAGGTCGAGCAGGTCGCTGTTCACCTGCTCGGCGATCGCCTTGACGCAGGACTCCATCTGGCCGTTCACGATGCCGTCGCGCACGTCCTTCACGTCCTTGTCGGACATGAAGAAGCCGGATTCCTTCCACTTGTTGAGCGACACCGTCACGATGGACGGCTCGACACCCGCGATGTCGGGAGCGGTGTTCGACGGGGTCACGTCACCTGCCGACGCCGCGGCCGGGACACTAATCTCCATCGTCGAGCCCTTGCTCCCCGCGATGGAGGAGTAGCTCGAGTTCACGAGCCGCGGCATCACGCAGTTCTGCCGCAGCACCGGCAGCGTACCGGCCAGGATGCGGTCGAGGACCGCGGTGAGAGTATTCGTGTTCGCCACGAAGGGCCTCCTTCAACAGCTCGTTGAACTCGGCCCCTCGGGGGCGCGGCCTCGGAGCCCCTCGGGGGTCCTACGCCGCTGCGGGCTTTCGGCTGGCCCGTCCGCGCGGGTTACTGGTCCGCTACGCCACCGACTCAGCGCGGATGGCCTTGCCAGCCGCGATGTCGGCCACGTCCTGGCCGGTGAGAGGCTGTCCCTCGGGGATCGTCCTCACCTGGCCGTTTCCGGCTGAGCCGTTCCCGTTCGCTCCTGCGTGCGGGTGGCCGCCTCCGCTCGACGCCTTGAAGAGGTGCGGCGCCTCGGTCACCATGTCGCCCACCCACTCCTCGGGAGTGAGCGGGTTCGCGCCGTTCTTCTTCGAGAAGAGCGGGGCGCCCCCACGCTTGGCGACCGGCTTGCCGTCCTCGATGATCCACACCTGAGCGCCGCGCGCCAGGAAGTCCGGGATCGCCTGCTCCTGCAAGCCGGCCTTCAGCGCGTGCGTCGTCAGCGTGCTCTCCAGCTCCTTGCGCGCGAGCTTCTCAGCGGCGTCGGACGCGGCCTTGTTCGAGTCCGCGATCTGCTTGCCGAGCGTCTCGATCTGCGTCTGGAGCGCCTTCAGCGCGACCTCGCTCTCGGGCGCCTTCTTCTCGAGCGCCGCGAGCTTGTCCTTGGTCGCCTTGTACTCGACGGGATCGATGTCCTTCAGGGCGGCGAGCTTCTGCTCGAGCTCCGTCTTCGCTGCGTTCAACGTGCGGTTGTTGTCGCGGAACTCGGCCAGCTTGGAGTTGACCTCGGCGAGATCCTTGGCTGCGACGAAGCCGGCGGGTGCGCCCTCGAGCTTGAGGGCGAAGGTCCCGTCGGCCTGCTTCTCGTACTCCGAGCGCAGCGCCTCCGGAACGGCGTCGAGTGAGGGGACGACAGCCTTCGCCATTGCGCCTCCGAGTCTAGGGCTCGGACGATTCCAGCCCCGTTTTTCCGATATCGCGATAATCCGCGGCGGCCGCCTCCGCTCGACGGAGCGAGGCCGTCAGGACGAACTCCGACAGTGACTCCCCGAGCTGTTGCGCAGCAGTGCGGAGCTGGTCGTGTTCGCTCGGCCGAAGCCGGACCAGCACCGCGCTCGAGCACTTCTCGCCGGCGGGGAGCGGGGGGCGGCCGCGTCGCCCCGTCGGTTGCTTCCGGCGGTGCGGCGGTCGCGGCAGGCCCCGCGCGGGCGTCGTGTCGCTCATGGAAGCGGGTCCGTGACGGCCGTGGCGCAGCGGCAATTCGGATGCGCGGGCGGGCCGGGCAGCTCGCCGTTTGCGGTGGCGAACTTCTCGCCGAACGGAACCTTCACGCCATCGAGCGGCGCGCAGACGGGGCAGAGGCGCTCGTCGGGCGTCGTGATCCACTCGACCACCGCCTCGTCGCTCAGCAGGCCCTCGGCCTTCGCCTCCCTCCAGGCCTCGCGCTGCCCCTCGTTGAGCGCGCTCATCGTGTTCCCGGTGTAGATTCCTCCGTTGATGGTAAAATACCCGTGCGTGGTCGAGAGGTTGAACACATGCCCCGAATACTCGACGGTCGCAACGCTCAGGATGCGGTCGCGCTCTATCGTTCCGGCCTGAGCCTCCGTGTCGTCGCTGAGCGGATAGGTTCGACGGTCGATCTGGTCAAGGGTGCCGTCCGAAGAGCTGGCGTGATGAGGTCCTTCGGAGAGGCCCGCCATACCTTCTTCGCCAAGGGCGGTCGAAGCCCCGCCTATCGCCGCGACATCAAGGCTGCGCCGATCGTCCGCCGATACCTCAACGGGGAGCCCGCCAGCCGAATTGCTCAGTCGCTCGGTGTGTCTGAGCGCGTCGTCTTCCTCCGACTGGAGGAAGGTGGCGTCCCCAAGCGAAGCGTTGCAGAAGCACGGCGCCTCATTGATCTCAAGCAGTCGGCGGCACGTCGGGCAAAGGGGCGCTCTCGCAAGGTCGGCTGGGGAGAGGACGCCCTCCAGCATGCTCTCGTAGAGCGGGGCGAACGCCCCGAAGCTCAATACCCGGCTGGTACTCGCAACATCGACCTCGCCATTCCTCCCGTCGCCGTGGAAGTCTGGCTCTCGACAATCTCGCCGCTCAAGGACCCCTACTGCCGAGACCGCATCGAATACTTGGCCGATCGCGGATGGTCGGTGTGCTACGTGTTCGTCTCGCGTCGGACGCGCCTCCTTGTTGCCGATGCGGTTGCAGATCAGGTAATCGCCTGCCTGAAGATCGCCCGCCGGAACCCAGCCACGCGCCGTCAGCATTGGGTGATTCGGGGTTGCGGCGAACTCGCGGCCACCATCGGTCCTGACCTTCGCCAACGCGCCCTGATAAGGCCGTCGGTGAGCTGCCCACACCACAGCGTCGTCAACAAGCGTTTCCGCCGGTAGGCACTCGGTCCTCGCGATCGTCTCCGCCCGCCGCCTGATCTGCCGCGCGGTGTAGCGCTCCAGCTCGCGGTCCACGCGCTCGAGGGCGAGGCCGGAGTCGATCAGCTCGCGACGGTAGCTCTCCGCGGCCGCGGCCTGCTGCTCGTTGAGGCCGATCATCGCGCGGATGGCGCGCGCAGCGTCGTAGACGGGCACGCCCTCGGCAATGCTGCGGACGATCATGGAGCGGATCGCGGCCACGGTCGAGCGTGCGATGCTGGTGATGAAGCGCGCCGCGCTCCTGGCCGCGACGCGCTGCGCCTGGGTGTTGCGGCCGGTGAAGCCGAAGGCGTGGGCCGGGGAGGCCATCAGGCGGACCCCCTGAAGATCTCTCGGACTGTGGCGGGGCGGCCGTTACGCACCACGATTCCGTCGTGGCCTGGGAAGTCTCGCATGTGCGCCCTCAGCAGGAAGTAGGCTTCCTTTGATGGCTGCCGCCAGTAGAAGGGGCTATCGTCGCCCCCCGAGCAGCCCCATCCGCAGGCCAGACACCACGCGCCGCTTCTCAGCCACTCAGTCACATTCAAAGATCCGCTGACCAAGAGTGGCTGACCGCAGGTAATCTCTAAGCCTGATTCCAACGGCATCGTTTGGCCAGAGTTGCTCGGTCCTCAACCCGACGACTTCAAGGGCGGTCTCCCGTCGCATCATGTCGCAGATGTAGGTGTGGGCACACGCCGTCTCTCTTGGATCGGGCAGCTCGGTGACGCCAGCGACCCACGCCATCGGTGACACATGGCTCTGGTATTCGCCACGCCTGAACGGCGCCCTAGCCAACCCTAATAGATCGCTGGCAATGCTCGCGCGGTCGTCATCTTCGATCGCGCTACGTGAGCAGACCAGTGGCCCCTCACAATCGATCCTCCCGCAGTGATCGTCCTTGCTCCGGCGAATGGTTCCGCTAACTATCGGATCGCGGCCCTTCAGGTAGGTGGCCGCCAGCACTCCTCCGTGGGCCATGCCTCGCCCCACAGCGTAGGCGCTCATGAACCAAGACGGAGAGATGTTTGAGCATAAGTCGAGGTTGGCCACGTGTATGGAGCCAGACTTAATTCTGAGTGCGGCCCTCGCGACCGCGACACCGTATGTGTGAATGAGCGGATACCGTCGCTTCAAGGTGGCCACAATTGCCGCGTTGCGATCTACGATGTGGAGATTGGGTTCACGAAAGCCGACGTTGAGCGCCACTTCGATCTCGTCACCTTCCGAGGACGGAAGAAGTAGCGCCTGTGCCTGGCTCCTTGGTACAGGACAATGCGTCGCAAGGAAGCGCCACACCTCCCGTCGGTATTGACGCTTTGCCCCGAAGTCGTAGCCTGCACGTGGGGCCCGACGAATCGTCATGGCTTCCCCTTCCCTGCCAGCTCGTCACTAAGATTAAGCACCGTTTCCAGAAGGCCGACGGTCGGCCGCTCCAGCGACGGCTTCTCATCGTGGATGCGCTCCGGGTCACCGTCCTCGCGGATGCGCTCGTATTCGGCCGCCGTGCGCCGCGCCCGTACCGTGGCGAGGCACTCCGGGCCGCCGGCGCGGTAGGTCTTGCACACCATCGGCCGCGTCTCGTAGATCCCGCAGCGCCCCTCGGCCGTCAGCTTCGTGCAGCGGACCTCGAACTCGAGGAGCCGCCCCTCGCGCAGCGTCGCGTGCGTCCTCGCGGCGTGCAGCTCCACCCACCGGCGCGCGTCTGCGGTCGGGGCCAGGATGTGGATCGCCGGTAGCGTCATGCTGCTGCAGCAAGCGCCTTTACACTCTAAGCACTTCGTAGCAGGCTCCTATCTGTTACAATCACGGAATGCCGAAGCTGATCGATATTGCAGGCAAGAAGTTCGGTCGCCTGACCGTCATCGCCCATGTGCACGGCGTCGGTTGGCGCGTGAAGTGCGCTTGCGGGAGTCCGGAGCGGGTTATCCGTTCCGGCAAGGCCCTCCGCGATGGGCGCCTGAAGGGATGCGGCTGCGTGGCCAAGCCGGACCTGGTTGGCCAACGATTCGGCCGCCTGGTCGCACTGCGGCGCGGTCCGAAACTTGGAGGCAACTACGCTTGGCACTGTCGCTGCGACTGTGGAGGGAGGAAGCTCGTTCGCGGGAATGCTCTCAGGCGCGGCGCTACGCGCAGTTGCGGCTGTCTCTACAGAGAACACACGGCGGCGATCAACTACAAGCACGGGCTTTCGGACACGCCCGAGCACTCGATCTGGATGGGGATGCACCAACGCTGCCGCAACCCGAAGGCGCCGCATTACGAACGCTACGGCGGGCGCGGTATTCGCGTCTGCAAGCGGTGGGCGGTCTTCATGAACTTCTACAGGGACATGGGCCGTCGCCCGTCGCCGAAGCACTCGATCGACCGCATCGACAACGACGGCCACTACACGCCGAGCAACTGCCGATGGCTTCTCCAACCACAGCAGATGCGCAACCGAGCCAACTCGGTCAAGATCTCGTGGCGTGGCAGGACAGCGTCCGTGGGCGAGTGGTCGAAGCTTGTCGGCATCCCCGAGTACACGATCCGCCGGAGGCTCGATCGTGGATGGAGCGCGGGACGCGTGCTCTTCACGCCGAACCAGCCCGTGGGCAGCCCGAAGCATCACGCCTAGCCCCTCGCCTTCCTCACCTGCTTCGCCCCGATGCGGCGCCCGCGATCCACGGCGTCGGCAGCGATCGAGCCCGCCGGCTTCAGCGCGTCCTCGACGAACGAGCGCGGCAGCAGCGCGAGCGCGCGGCGAACGTCCTTCGCAGCCAGCGCGGCGGCCAGGTCGTTGATCGAGACGCCGTCGCGGATCTTGTCGAGCGACCGGCGGACGGCGCGAGCCAGCCGCGCCTCGAAGCCTCGGGCGGCGCGGTGGACATCGGCGTAGTCACGCGGTGTGCGCGCCATCATTCCGCTCCTCGAACTGCACGCACCCGAAGTCCTCGCGCGTCATCAGCTTCACCGGCCCGCCGCGGTGCGCCTCGACGAAGCACCGCCCGCTGCCACCGTAGGTGCACTCGCCGAGGTTGTAGCCGGGCTGCTCCCGCGCCCACCAGCGACAGAAGTCGCAGCGCGGGACCGCCATGTAGACGCGGCCGGGCTGGAAGCCGTAGCGCTCGAGCACGACGGCGTCGGCGTCGTTCGGGGTCGGGAAGCGCGGGACGGTCACGATTCCCGTCCTGCCTGGTGCCTGCGGTCGCGCTCCGTCAGCCCGTAGCGATGCATGGCGTCGTGGAGCGCCTCGCGCGCGGCCTTGCGCTGCGCCTCGTCCATCTCGTCGAACGGGCCGATGAGCGTGATTCGATCGCGCGTCTCGTTGCGAGCCTGCGCTCGGCGGAAGCCCTCGCGGAACGCCTCCCAGAACGCCGCCCACACCTCGCGCAGCGCCCGGATCACTCGCCAGCCCCCGCGCCGTCGTCACCACCACCCGGGTCCGGCTCCGGAGGCGGCGGCTCCGTGAACAGGTCGCCCTCCCGCGCGATCGCCTGCTGCTCGCTCTCCGGCGTCGCGCCCGGCGGCAACCACTCTCCAGTCTGCAAGGTATGCACGAAGCTGGAGTAGGAGATCCGCCCCGCCTGGTGGTTGAGCAACGCCTGCTTCACCACCTCGGGCGACGCCTTGATCTGGAAGAACTCCTTGTTCAGCTCGACGCGCGCCTTCGTGTCCTTCGGCATCGGCACCGTGCCGTGCCACCAGGCGTGGACCTGCAGCGCGAACGTCATCGCCTGCTCGACGGCGCCCGCGATCGTCCGCAGCGAGGCGTGCTCGCCGGCATGGCGCATCCCGACGGCACCGAGCGTCTCCTGCGTCGTCGGCTGGTCCTCGAGCAGCCGGGCGCCGAGGGTCGCCATCATCTTCTGCATGTCCTGCTGGTCGGTGCGCATCGCGTCGAAGCCGGGGCCCTCGACCTCGAGATAGCCGGCCTTGCCGTTCTCGGTCAGCTCCCACGCCTTCATGCTGCCGACCGTGAGCGGGGCGTTCGCATCTCCGCTCCTACCCGACACGTAGGGCGTCGGCAGCGCGGCCCAGTGGAGCCCATGCTTCAGGTCGGCGCTGCCCCTGTAGTGCGAAAGGTTCACCTCCACGAGGTCGTCGAGCGGCGGCTTCTCGATCGCGGAGCTGGTCCCGGTCGGCCCGATGAAGGTGCCCGGGATGAACGGGAGCGCGGTGCCGCGCCGCGACGGCACCATGACCGGGTCCTTCCCGGGCTGCTCGGAGTACTCCCGCCACTCCTTTTTCCCCTCGCCGACCGCGACCTCGCGCCACACCGTCTGCGTGTAGACGAAGCTGCCCTCCGCCGCCGGCTTGAGCTGCAGGACGCGGAACTGGTCGATCATCTTCGGCGTGAAGGGGTCCTCCGGGTCGGCCTCCTCGACCTTCTCGCTGAGGACGACCATCGTCAGGATCTCGTCTCCGCCCATGATCGCGGTGCGCCAGTTGACGACGGCCTCCGCCTGGTAGGCGATCCAGTAGGGCCGCTGCTGGCGCTCCGACATGTCGACGAGCACGAAGTAGCGCCCGGTCTTGAGCACGTCCTTCATGGCTTCGAGAGCGAACGCCTCGAGCGTCGTCCCGGTGAGGGTCACGTCTTCGAGGTCGCCCTTCGTCCGCTCGTCGACGCCGTCCACCTTCAGCGGCTTCTGGAAGACGCCTCCGGCGAGGCCGTCCACGGTGCGGGCCACGGCGTTGTAGAAGAGCGCGCGGAGCTTGTAGTCGTCGTATGCCTTCTGCCCGTTCAGCGTGTCGGCGCGGTGCCAGCCGAGCTTCGGCAGGTAGACCTCGCCGCGCGCCTTCACCGCATCGGAGCCCTCGTAGCAGTCCCGTCCCCTTCGCCAGGCCGCCAGCTTCGCGACGTAGTCGGGGCGCCCCTCGTTCACCGGCATCGCATCACCTCAGACAATGACGTCGACCATGCGGGCGGTCGGCTTCCGCACCGGCTCGATTGCGTAGCGCAGCGAGTCGATGATGTGGTTCTTCTTCTCCTCGAGCACCGGCAGCACGAGGCCGCTGAGGGGATCGGTCTTGTACGAGTACGAGGCGAGCTCGTCGGCGGTGTGGCGGCACCGCGGGTGGACCACGATGTCGTAACCCTTGAGGAACGCGACCCCCTCCTCGACGCTGCCCGGGCCCTTTCGTGCCGCCACCATGTTCGGGTAGCCGTGGCGCCGCATGTAGCTGATCGTCTCCGGGCGCGCGCTGTCCGCCGTGCTCACCCATCGCCGCGCAAGGCCGTGGAGCGGGTGCTTGCAGTCCTTCCGCTCCGGCGGCTGGCAGCCGCAGACGAGCGAGTCGAAGAGTGCCGGCGTGTCCTCGATCTCGCAGCCGATCTCGTAGGCTTCGGCATCCACGAAGAGCTGCTTGCCCTTCAGGAAGCATCGGACGAGACAGGTTGGGTCCTCGGCAAAGCCCCAGTCGCCGCCGTGGTAGAAGGTGGCGTCCTTCGGTGTGTCGAACTCCTCGATCCGCCAGTTCTTGAAGACGCGCGCGGCGCTGAGCTTCTGGTAGCCGCCGCCCCAGACGTGCGCGTGCTTCTCGGGGTCGCGGCGCCGGTCCCACTCCATCTCGCGCGCGAGCGCCTCGGGGAACCACGGGTTGTCCTCGAAGTTCGCTTTGACGACGATGGCGTCCGGGACGCGATCAGGTCCGCGTAGCAGCGTCTCCACCGGATCGGTCGGCTTGTGCGGGTTCCACGAGAACCACAGCTCGGAGCCGTCCTTTCGGATCGTCGGCCGTAGAAGATCGAGAGAGCGCTGCGACAGCATGTGCGCTTCCTCGACCCAGGCAAGGTCAAACCCCTCGAGAGACTTGATGCTCTCGGCGGTGTAGTCGCGCATGCCCTGGAACACGACGATGCCGCCCCGCGGAGTGTCGATGTGGGTGGCCATCACGCGGAAGTAGTGTCCAACGCCGAAAGCCTTGATCTTGTCCTCGACCAGGCGCTTGACCGACTGCTCGAGGCTCTTCTGAGTCTCGCGGACGCAGACGGCGCGAAGTGGCGGCCGTGCGATGCACAGCCGGACCAGCTCGGCCGCGAAGAAGTGGGACTTGCCGGAGCCGCGGCCACCGAAGGCGCCCTTGTAGCGCTTCGGCTGTTGAAGCGGAAGGAAGGCGCGCGGAGTCGGGATCGCGAGCGTTCGCCCCACACCGCTAAGACTCCTTCCGCTTCGCCGGGTCCACGACGACGGTCTGAATCAGCGTCACTGGGCCGCCATCGGCGCCGGAGACCTCGACGTCGGTGCGGTTCGCGTACTTGTGCTTGGTGTTGAGCAGGAATTGCCCCGAGCGCTGCTGCTCCCGTACCGTGGCTCCGTGCTTTCCCATCGCGAACTCCCACTGGCGGTGGTGGAGGTTCCCACGCTCCATCTCGCGGCCGTCCTCGAGCTCGCGGCGGTAGTGCTTGTCCACGGTGTTGTGGGAGATCCCGAGCATCATCGCGATCACCCGGAGCTGCATCCCGCTCGACGCCCACGCCTGGACGCGCCCACGGTCGAAGTCGCTCGGCTGGTGCATCGGCATCCCCGCCTTGCCTCCGGGGTTCGGGACCCGCTTCCGCTTCTTCGCCGCCTTCCGCTTCTTCAAGCGACGGCCCTCCCGAGCACCGCCCGGCGCAGCACCGGGATCTCGCGGAGCTTCCGCTGCGCCGAGAGCAGCCGGCGCCGCACCACCGGGAACGGCAGCCCGAGCCGGTCCGCGATCGCGAGCTCGTCCGCTAGAAGCGGCGCGCCCCCGAGCCCGTAGCGCAGCTTCAGGATCGTCGCCTCCTCGAAGGTGAGGTAGGTCAGCAGCGCGGCGCGCACCAGCGCGGCGAGACGGCCCTGCTCGCGGGTCTGCTGCCGCTTCCGGTCCGAGTCGTAGCGGCTCCCCCGGTAGATCCCGGAGGTCAGCCCTCGCTCCGCCTGGTGGTTCTGGCCGCTGTCGTCGGGGTGGTGCATGTGGGGGATGCTCCCTTTCTCGCGCGTCCTCGCTCGGCGCCTACGCCGTCGCCTGGCCGGCGTCGCCTCCGATGACGAGGTAGTTCCGGACCTCGGCCGAGTCGTCCCGGTTCGGGAAGCTGGCGCGCACGGCGCCGGGACCGAGCACCTCGACCTCGACACGATGCGTCCCGGGGTAGAGCGCGGGGTCGCTCGTCCAGTCCGTCGAGAGCCAGGTGTAGGAGCAGACGCCGGTGTCGTCGAGCGGGCTCGTCATCTGCCGACTGAAGACGCCGCCGTCCTCGAGGCGGACATGGAGCCACACCGCGTCGGCGCCGGTCAGGTCGTAGACCTCGCCGTCGGCGTCGTAGAGCGTCATCGTGAGCACGGGCCGCGTGTCCCGATACTTGAGGTAGTGGGTGCAGGTGTTCGCCATGACTCAGGCGTCCTCCGTGTCGAGCTCGCTCGGATGCATGACTGCGGTGAGCGCCGAGGGTGCGCAGCTCGCGCTCGTGGCCGAAGGCGCGCACGTGGCCGTGGTGGTCGAGGCCCCGCACGCCGCCGTGAGGACGCTCGCTGAACAGCTCGCGGAGTAGTACTCGCCGCAGTCCGCGGGCTCCCCGAACTCGGCCGCGGCCGCGCGAGCGGCCACCAGGACCGACATGCGGCCAAGCGCGAGCGTCGAGGACGACGAGACGGAGACGGCCCGAGCCGCTGCCGCGACGGGTGCGCGCCCACCAGGCGCCACCACCAGCGTGTCGGTCGTGGACGTCGCCGGCCTGGCCGCCACCACCACGGCGGCCCGGGCGCCCAGGACGGTGACGCTGTCGCTGCCGACGGCTGTCGCCGGCCTCGAGGCGACCGAGACGGAGGCCCGCGCCGCGCTCGGTGCGCTCGAGGCGGCTTCGGTGGCGGCGCGCGCCGCGACGAGGGCGCTGGCTCTGGCCCCGCTGGTCGTCGTGGACGAAGCCGCAGCGGCCGCCCGGGCGTCGAGGGAGGCGCTCGCGCGCGTGCCGGCGACGACGCTCGAGGCCGAGACGGCGGCGGTCCTGGCCGCGGCGGTCGCGGCCGCGCGGGCGCCGGACGCCGTGACGGACGATGACGCTGCTCCGGGTCTGGTATCAGCGGAGACGGAGGCCCGGGCCCCGGCCAGCGCGCTCGACGCCGAGGAAGTGGCCGCGCGCGAGGCTGGCGACGTCGCCGCCCTGGTGCCGACGAGCGTGCTCGAGGCCGCGGGGCTGGCGGCCCCGGTGGCCGCTGAGGCTGAAGCCCGCGCCCCGCTGGCGGTGATGGCCTCGACGCCCTCCGCCGGCCTGGCGTCGGCGCTGGCTGCCGCTCTCGCACCGAGGAGCGTGCTGCTGGCCGATGGCGTGGCGGCGCGCGCCGAGACACTCGCGGAGGCCCGCGCTCCGACCACCGTGCTCGAGGCGCTCGCCGTGGCCGGCCTGGCGTCGGCCGATGCACCTGCGCGGGCTCCGCTGACCGTGACGCCGTCCGCTGTCGATTCTGCCGTGGCCGGCCGTGCGTCCGCGCTGACCGCCGCACGGGCGCCCGTGAGCACGCTGGACGCGGAGGGGGCTGCCGCCCTCGCGGCATGGGATGCCGCAGCCCGCGCTCCCGCGAGCGTGCTCGACGCGCTCTCCGCCGCGGCTCGTGCGTCGGCGGAGACGGCCGCGCGGGCAGTCCCGTAGGCCGCTACCGGCTCAGCCTGACGCCCGTCGGTGCTGACCGCCGTTCTGGCGCCGACGAGGACGCTCGACGCTGCCTCTGCAGCGGCCCTGGCGTCTACCCCTGCCGCGGCTCGCGTGCCGGCGAGTGTGCTGGAGGCGAGCGCTGTCGCAGCCCGTGTCGCTGCGACGACAGGTCCGCGGATGTAGCCGTACGGCTGTTGGCTGCTGTCTAGGTTCCTGACGCCGAGGTCCGCGATGACGACCGGCTCGGCTCCGCGCGCGCTCGCCGCGACCGGGGCTCTGGCACCGACGAGCGTGGACGAGGCGAGGACGGCCGCGACGACAGCGGCGCCGATGACGGAAGCGCGGCCGCCGCTTACGTCGGTGTCACCGCCCGCCGTCGAGAGGGCTACGTCCTGATCGTTCGTCCCCGGGTCGCGGAGTTGTACGTCCTGATCTGCCACGGCCTCAGCTCATCGTGAAGTTGTAGGAGCGCCCCACGTGGGAGGCGTCCTCGTAGGCTTCGACGAACATGCTCTCGGTGTCGTCGTACCAGGTGAGCGTGACGTTGCCGTCGCCGCTGCGGCTGCCGCTCGCGACCTTCTCGCCCGGAGACAGCACGTAGGAGGCCGCGCCGTTGTAGCAGAGCCGCCAGTTCACGGTGCCGCCGCCGCTACCGCTGATTGCGCTCGTCTTGCTGAAGGTGACCGAGTGGTAGGTGAGCCACGTCTCAAGGAGCCAGTTGTCGGTCATTCCGTCAGTTATGAGTCGCCATGTGCGGCCCGTCTCCGGGTTCATCGCAATGCCGACCGGGTCTGCGGCGAACCGAAAGAAGGGCGCGGCTATTGCCACGACGACCTTCTTTATCCCGCTATTGCTACTGGGACCTAGCATCCGTTGGTCCAACACGGAGAATGCACCACTCGATGGTGTGTCTGTCGCATCGCGGACGACAAACATCAGCGGGCCGCGAGTCGATCCTAGGTAAGTCCCTTCAACGCAGACCCCATACCCATTCAACCAATAGCCGGTCTCCGGGATGGATTCCGCCTGACTTGACAGCGCTCCAGTCTGAGTGCTGTCGGCGGCATCGCCAGATACTAGACGCTTGATTGTGTGGTTTGCCGAACCGCTTCCGTCTGTTGGCTTCCCGTGAGTGTAATTGAGCAGTAGGTATTGCTCGCCCGCGACGTTGTTAGAAGCGAAGTACTTCTGCACAACGACAGCGTTCTTTCCCCTCGTCAGACTCAGGCCGCCAAGACCTCCCGAATCGATGCGATGCGCGAAGGCAGAATTGCCCGAGTTGCCAGACACAACCGTCCGCGTATATTGCACATAGCTGGAGCCGTTGACCCTGATGTTGTAGCTCGTCGGCTGCGCCGCGAAGCTGTCATGCACGATTACGGCCGAGTGGAGCATTGAGACCGTCGCCGGCTCTTCTATCCACACCTCGCTCGCGCTCGTGAGAGGCTCTGACGACATGCCTGTATAGGCGAGCCCCTGTGAAGAGGCACTCCGCAGGGGAATCATCACGCTGGCGATCTGGTCATTGCTAGAACTGTGGTCGTAGGTATAGGTGACCGTCAGGATCACCACCGGATGGTGGTGAGCAGCGCTCGTCGCCCAAAACTTGAACGCTTGCGCCGCGTTCGTTGCGAGGTCGGTCCGCTTCCAAAAGAGATGATGGTGAACGTTCGTGTTGTTGGCCTTCTCGTAGGTTCCTGGGTTGTAGGTGGTGTCGCTGGCGGTTCTCAGTGACACCACCTGATCGGTCGTCCCTGAATAGCCGTCGTTCCACTCGATGTCGAAAAAGATGTCCTTGTAGGTCTTCGACGCCTCCGGCAGGAAGGTGCTCAGGTCCGGTATCTGAGTTGATGACCCACCGCCGCTTCCGTTGTTTGTCCCGTCCGAGTAGATCGTCTCTTCGCTCGTCCCGCATGCGCCGAGCTTTGACTGAAGCGGGATTCGCACCGTCTTGATCCGCGTGCTCTCGGACGTGTCGTCGTAGCTGTACGTGACGACCAGACGCATGCTCACGTTATTGACGGTGAGCGCGTTCGCTCCGCTCTGCGTGAAGCTAAAGCGGAGACCCACGGTGTGGCTTGTCCCCGTGTAGTTGGTCGTGAAGTAGCTGGTGATGTCCCGCTTGAAGACAAAGGCGACTTGGTCCGCGCCCACGCCTACGGTATCGGTCACCGTGGCATCGTCGTCCGCCACCGCGTCGATTCCCACACCGAGCGTCCGAGCCGTCATGCTCCCGCGCGAAGACGTGGCCGCGTTGTTCTCCGAGCAGTAGACCTCCATGAACACGCTCAGGAACGTCCGCGACGACGTCTCCGGGATGTCCACCGTGATCGACTGCTCCTCCGTGGTGGAATCGGCCAGAGTGGTCGTGCGGTTCGTGCCGACGTACTCGATGCAGTTGGTTCGGATCGCCACGGAGGAGCCTCGCGCGCCCTGCGACTACGGCGTGAAGATGTGCCCCCAGCCCGTGCTCGTGAGCTGGATCGTGAACGTCCCGTTCGTCACCTGCTGGTCGCTCCCGAAGTCCACGAGGAACAGCAGCGGGTCGTCCCCGCCGTCGTCGTTGTAGACGACCGCGTAGCGGATGCCGGTGATCGTCGCCCCGGAGCCCCACGACGGGTCGGCCGAGTCGATGACCGTGATCCCCGACGCGATGCAGCACCACGTCACCGTGTTGTCCGCCGGCTGCTCGTCGTAGAGCGTCGTCGTCCACGTCGGCTCCGTCGAGCCGTGGCTGGTACCCGACGTGATCGCCACGTAGAGCCGCCCGTTCGGCGTCGTCGGGATCACGATGTCGCCGGCCGTGTAGGCCGTACCGGTCGCCCAGGTGACGCCCCAGTCGTTGGCGGCCGTGTAGGTGATCGTCTTCGATCCGAGCGTGGCACCGCCGCCGGTATAGCCTGTGCCGCTCACCTCGTTCGATCCGAGGTCCACGGTCGCCAGCACCTCGTCCGTGTCGAGGTTCGGCGTGTAGCTGTCCGCGACGAGCGCAACCTTGACGCTGTCGGAGATGAAGTCGGTTTCCCGAGCCTCGCCCGACGAAGAGCCGCCGAGCATGTTCTCGAAGGCACGCCGGTAGATGTACTGCGTACTCATGGGGCTATCCCTCCGTTTGCTTCCTGCGTTCCGGCGTGCGGCGCCGGTCCTTCTTCGCCCGGCGCTTCAGTTCCTTGGTCACGGCAACCTGCTCGCGTTTGACCTCGCGCAGCTCCTCGAGCACGCGCTCCACCGTCCCCATCCGCGCAGCCATACCCTCCGCGTTGCGGTTGAAGGCGTTCGCGGCGTTCTGGTTGGCGTCGAGGCTGCGACGGTGCTCGCTCAGCACCACGTCCATCGTGGTTCGGAACCCGATGACCTCTCGTCGTAGCGCGTCGTTCGATTCGAGGATTGCGATCCGCTGGTCGCGGCTCTCCTGGGTCTGGCGGTCGAGCGTCGCGCGCATCTCCGTCATGAAGGCGTCCAGCCGCTTCGACTCGCCGTCCAGGCGGCGCTCGACCGCCTCCATGCGCGCCTGAAGCTCGCCGATCGGGTCGGCTGCGGGCTCACTCACTTCGTCTCCAGGTCGGAGTCTCGGAACATGTCCTGTGGCCCCTCGATGGGCTTGAGGCGCTCCGTCCTCGAGCGCAGCGCGATCGCCTGCGTCCGCGTCGCCCAGCGCTTGACGTCGCCCTTCCGGCGGATCTCGCGCTCGCTGGCGTGGCCGTCGTGCACCCACAGCTCGTCGGAGACCTGGCCGACGAGCTCGCGGTGACGGACGAGCTGCTCGAGGTCGAAGGCTTCGGAGACGGTCCGGCCCTCGGCGCCCGTGAGCACGACGAGGGCGTGTAGGGCCTGGCGCTGCGCATCGAGCAGGTAGCGGACCGCCTTGCCCTGGAGGCGCTGTTCCTCGCGCTCCTTGGCGGCCGCCCGGCGCTTGCGCTGCGCCCACGCCCAGCCGGCGGCGAACGCCGTGGCGAGGCCAGCCACCACCGGCCAGAGCTTCGCCACCAGATCGGCGATCCCCTGATCCGTGGTGGCCTCGGCGAGCACCCCCGCTACGCCTTCGGCGCGTCCTTCGGGCTGCTCAGGTAGAGCCCGAGGCCGGCGGAGGCGCCCATCGTCAGGATGGCCCCGATGTTCTCGACGAGCCCGGGGCACGTGCCGGACACCTTCGTGGCGAACGCCGTGACGATCGCCGTGACGATCCCGAAGGCCGTTGCCTTGATGCCGGCGTCCTGCTTCGGCTTCGACAGCCAGAGGGCGATGCCGGCGACGACGGCGCCGCCCGCGATGGCCCCGAGGTTCGGCAGCAGCTCGGGACAGGTTGCGGTGATCTTCGCGGCAACCCCGGCGACAGCAGCCGAGGCGAGACCGTAGACGGTCGACCAGAGCTTTCCCTTCACCTTCGCCTCCTTCACGCGATCGAGGACGCGCTTCGCCAGCAGCGCCGTCTTGATGTTGTCGATCAGGCCCATGAGCTTCCGAGGCGCACCTCTTCGCCACCGATGAGCGCCAACGCCTTGAGGGATGCATCGACGGGGCCACAGCCGCGCAGCCGCAGCAGCCGGTACAGCCCGCGGAAGTTCGGTAGGAAGCGCGACGGCTCCCCGGCCGGGCGATTGCCGCCCGCGCTGCCCACCAGAAACCCAATACGAGCCGACGCGCTCCAGCCGATCGAGCCCGCGTTCGGCTTCGTAACCGTGAACAGCGCCTTGGGATCGAAGGGGCCAACACGCGGGAGCCGGACGACGAGCCCGGCGCCGGCGCCGTCCTGATCGACCTTCACCGTGAGCGCTCCACGCTCGTGCGCCTTCAGGGTCGCGGTCGCGTCGTCGATCGCCTTCGAGATGCCAGCGATGTCGAAGGGCGACGACGGGCCGGTGTGGTAGACGGGAGCTGCAGCAGCGGGGACAGGCTGCGGGAACCCGAGGTAGCCGCTCACTGCGCCAGCACCTTCAGGCCCGAGAGCAGCAGCCAGCCCACGTAGGCGAAGCAGAGGCCGATGACCACGAGCGTCATGCCGTCCGGCGGGTCGGGGTGGTGCCAGCGCGGCGTCATCAATTCCACTCCGAGCACGACCGCGGATCGTCGCGGCGCGAAACGTCGGCCGAGCAGACGCGACAGTTCCCGGTGCCCCACAACACCGCAGCCGGGTTGTCGCTGTGGTTCGGAGTGCAGTCCTGGTCGTTGCGCCCGTCGCGCACAAAGCCACCGCGGAGAATCCACCGCTCGATGGCCTCGCGCTCGCGGAGCATGCGGTCGCGGTCGGGGTGTCCTTCCGGATACTCGTTCCGCATCGGGCAGGACTGGCGCGGCTGACCGTCGGCGTAGGGACTCATGCCGATGGCCGCGCAGTAGGGCTCCTGGCGAATGACCACCACCGTGGCATCGCCGTTGCCCATCGTGTGCTTCTGCGCCTTCACTTCGAAGGCGGGGCGTCCGATCTCGTTGTCGCCCCACCCGTCCGGCAACGTCTCGCGCGTCCACTCGCGCAGCGGACACGGTTCGAACGGGCAGACGTCGCCGACTGGTGGCGGCTGCTCGGGCGGCTGCGCACCGCCGGAGAGCGCGAACACCGGCCGCGCGCTCCCCGCGTACGGCGGGCCAGTCACAGGGCCGGCGAGCTTCACGTACCAGACCACCGTCCCCGTCGCCGTCGGATCGCTCCAGCCGCCGCCCGCGTAGATGTGGAAGCCCTCGCCCGCGAGCGTCGCCGGGTGCTGGACGCG